TATAAATAATATAATATAGATAGTATAGTGAATAATAAAACATTATATAAACAATTATTAATTAATTAAAAAACTATACATAAAAGATATATACAAAAACAAGCAATAAATAATATAAAAGTTCTTTTTCTTTTATCTTTTTAAAAAGAAAAAGTAAAAGCCAAAAAGTAAAAGCCCCCAACCTGTCAATAAAATTTTTGACAGTTGAGTTTCTTCAGTTCAGCACTGGCTGTAAAAAAAATTTTTGACGGACGGAGGAGGGATACCTTCCCACTAAGGAGGGAGATAATTGCTATAGTATTCTTACGGGGGCTCTGAGTAAAAAAACAAAACGGGGTATTGTACCACGCACCACCGTGGCATTTCGTGGTAAAATCTCTTGAAAAATATAAAAAAATCATTATACAACGTGGTAATGATACCACGACATCAGTTTATACCTTAAGAAATTAATTATGAAATTTCAGACGAAAAAAGAACTTCTGAGATACCTCTGAAAAAATGAGGACGATAGGAAGCTTGTAGATAGAATGGTAGCGAGATGAGAGGTTAGATTAGAATGAAGGATATATGTATTAGAGGAGAAGGAAGAAGCGGTTTCCAAATCTTCTTTTGATTTAGCAAATCGTTTATCTAGTTTGAGTAACGATTTAGAATACTTAAATAAGGAGTATGAGAGGCTAGAGGGGCTATTAGATTATTCGCTTAGGAAATGCTATAATATTATGAAGAAAAAGGGGCTAGTAGGTTCTGAGGATACTTATGATGATTTTTATAATAAGATAACAGAATGATACCAAGGAAAAATAGAGGTTAAAACCGAGAACGTGGTAGAATGTGGTAATGGTTGAGAGAAAGATTTAGGTTCAATTGTGAAAACATTTGGGATAATGAAAGCGTCAGATTTGATTTAATTTCTTAAACATAAATAATGGCTGAATTTTTAGATGCAAACAACAAGAATGGAGGTTGAATAATCGACATTCAGAATAAAAACAACCACGCTGGAGTGGAGAGAAGAGAAGCTTCAGAGAGGGCTGAAGCGTTACTTAAGCTTATAAATGAATACAGAGTGTATTCGCATAGGTTTGAGAGTTTACCTACTTGGGATGTATTAGAGTTTCTGAGCAAGTTAGAGAAGGAGTTATTTAATAGATTTGGGGGAGATGTAGAGAATGGGGAAATAGATAAGTTAAGGAATGAGTATTTCTTAGTATTTGGGAAGAAACCCTTTATGGCTTGGGGAGTAGAAGATTTGAAGAAAAGAATAGAACAAGGTAAACCAGAGGAGATTTCAGAAAAAACTTTACATTCTAAAAAGAGTAGATGGAAGTAAAAAGAGAGAACGCACCTAAACGTTGACCTAACGAAAAGACTAAGAACTTAGTAGGGACTAGAGAGATAGTTAGGGACTGAAAGCCTTGAAGCTGAAAATATAAGTGACCAGATAGATTAGCTGTAAAGAAAGGTTTAACAGAGAAGCAGAAAGCTTTTGTAGATGAGTATTTACAGTCACATAATGCTACTGCTGCTTATAGAGCCGCTAAAGGTACTTTAGGGAATAGGGAAGAATGGATAGATAGTGATAGACCTAACTGAATGCAGATGAAGAAAGTAGAGAAAGTTAAGGAGTATCTTATACAGAAATTAGCAGATGATGCTGAGTTATGTTTAGAGTTACAGATGGAAATGATACAGAATGAGGATATACCAGCTGCCGTTAGGATGGACTGAATAAAAGATAGACTTAATAGATTATGAGTATGAAAGCAGAAAGAAGAGAACCAGTGATTTAGTGGAATATGAGAGGTTACTATTACTATTAAACATAAGCAATCTACTGTTGTAGAGGGGGAAGTAGTGGAAGATTTAACTGATAAACCAGAAAACGATGGCTAAACTATTCCAACCTAACTTTGAGATGACTGAGAAACAAGCGGAGGCTTGGGCAGCTCTTACAGATAATAGATATAGGAATATCTGATACTGAGGATGAGCTGGATGAGGGAAGTCTTATATAGGAGTTATGTGGTTATGGTATATGGCTTGGAGATACCCTTGAACAAGGTGGTTTATCTGACGTAGGGAATTATCTAATCTTATGAAAACCACAGTTAATACCTACTATAAACTCTGACAAGACTACTGAATACCTAAAGAGTTTATGTGACATCTTGATAAGAAGTATAATATTATAAAGTTTAGCAACGGTTCAGAAATTCTCTTATTAGACTGTGCCACGCAGCCAGCAGACCCTTTATTCACTAGATTTGGTTCATTAGAGCTTACTGGTTGATTTATAGATGAAGCGAATGAGATAGATGAACAAGCTGTTACTATCTTAAAAACTCGTATTGCTAGGCAGAAAAATAGAGAATATGGCTTAATACCTAAGTTATTATGCACATTTAACCCAGACCAGTGACGAGTTAAAAGAACTTTCTATACACCACGAAAGTCTTGAACATTGCCAGAAGATACGATATTTATACCATCTTTAGCGACAGATAATGATTATATAGACCCAGAGTATATCACACAGCTTAGGAACTCAACAGATGAGATTACTAAACAAAGACTTTTATACTGAAACTTTGACTGGTCTTGAGATGCTGGAAAACTATTTAGACACGATGAGATAGAAGACTTGTTCGAAACTAATGTAGAAAAGAAAGATACAACTTATATCTCAGTGGATGTTGCTAGGCTTTGAGATGATAAGACTGTTATTTGCATTTGGAGAGGCTTAGAATGTATCAAAATTCTTCATTATGATAAGAATACTATTGATGATATAGCCAATAGAATAAAGGACTTAGAATACTCTTATTGAGTTGCTAGACATAATATAGTAGTAGATAGTGACTGAGTTTGAGGTTGATTAGCCGATTTGCTTAGAGGCTGTACAAACTTTGTTAATAATTCCAGACCTTATAGATTTGAGCCAGAGAAAAAATGATTTATCCTTAGAAACTATGCAAATCTAAAAGCTCAATGCTACTTTAAACTTAAGGAAATGATGGAAAAGAGGCTTATAAGAGTTTATGCGGACTGAGTTATTAGAGATAAATTATCTGAAGAATTAGAAAATATCTTTATATCTGGTATAGATACTGATGGTAAAGTAAAAATAGAGGATAAAAAAGACCTCAAAAGAAGAATAAACCGCTCTCCAGACTTTGCAGATGCTATTATGTTTAGAATGATATTCTTAGTTCAAGAAACAGAAGCAAATAGTGAGGTAATAACTGGTACTTATGAAATTGATTATGATGACTTGTTGTATTAGAATAACGATTTGTTTCAGAGAGTTGCTCTATCCTTCTTACTTAGGATAGAGTTTTTCTCATTAGGGTCAATTACTGCGTCGCTAATAACCTCTAACGCCTCCTCTGGAGATATAAACTTATCATATTTACCATCTATTCGCCTTCATACCATAGGGACTACTATTACATCTCTCTTGAACTTTTCTGAATATGTAGTGTACACTCACTTTAGTTTGTACTTAATCATTATATATATAAGTAAATAAAAAAACACAGTTTAGAACTGTGTTTATTGTGGTGCAAGAAATTTAGAATTTGCTTGCGTGTGTAAGTTTAGAGGTCTTCACAAAGAAATGTATAAACATTTTTTATAAAAAATCAAGAGCAAATTTAAAAATTCAAAAAAATTGCGAAAATTTTTACACACTATATTATATATTATCTTATAAATCATATTCTTATATAATATTCTAAAATTGTAACATACTGCAGAACACTAGGAAACAATGGCTTAGATATGGTGTCAAAACCTCTTACAGAGAGAAAGAAAATTTTTGTTTTTCTTTCGGTTATGAATAAAACTGCAACTCTTTCTAAGAGAGTATCCTATTCATATCTCTGTAAGAAGTTTACCCATAGTACTCTGGGCTACACCGTAACATCTGCGTCGCACTGAGGTGTCCATAGGATGAGTACGGAAGCGATGATGACCTCTTAACATACCGCTCGCAAGTGATTATACCACTCGTGTCGTTCTCTTTATATCTAAAAAAAATAAAAAATCAAGAGAAAATTAACTTTTTTTATTGTTGAAATAATAATATGTCAAGATATAAAACAAAAGGTAGCTTGAAATACACTATATTATAGATAATCAAGTGGGTAATAAAGTTTATATTTCCATATATGGTATGAAAATAACAGACGTGTTAGACCAAGAAAACATAGATAAACTCTTAGCTCAAATTGACAGAGAATATCAAGAATGATTTGATTATGTTGTAAACAAAAGAAATCAATATAGAGATAGAGTTATCAGATGGAATAAACAAGCAAAAGACCCAAATAAAATCAATATCAATATGATAGCGAATGCAGAAGATGTGCTTATCGCTTCTTCTTATACAGACTGACTTACAGTTAATTTCGCATCAGCAGATGGTTGGGTATCAGCAGATAAAGCAGATAACCTTAATTATATGGCTGAGTTTGACAATAACGACCAAGACTATCAGCAATTATACTACCAAAAAGAGCAAGATAGATACTTCTTCTGAGTAGGTATTAGATATAGATATGGTTGGGATGATGTTAAAAAGATGCCAAAATTTATGGTTATCAACCCTCTAAGCTGGATACCAGACCCTATCCCTACACAAATGGGTAGTTTTGATGGTAGTTGATATAGATTTCACTGATTTGAGTTTACTACATCTATTGTTGACTTAATCGCTGACTGAAGCTATGATAAAGAGCAGTTAGACAAGGTAGTTTGAGCTTACTTTAGCCCAGAAACACAGCAAAACTGGGTAGCTTATGCCTCTGCCTACAATTATGTAATGCCAACTTGCTGTGATGACCTAAAAACTAACTTCTCTTTAGATGTTTATCATCACTTTACTAACTTTGATGGTAAAAAATATGTAGTTACTCTTACAAATGCTAGAAGAACTGTACTTAGAATAAAGGAATTAAAGCCAGTATTAGAGGAAGAAAAGAAAAACCCTAATATGATAGAGTTCCCTATTATACTTAACTACTGGAAACCTAGAAGAAATGACCCATTTGGAGAGAGTATCTGTGACAAATTGGATGATAAACAAATCGCAAAGACAATATTATTCAACTTAAACATCATAAAAGCCAAAAAAGAAGCTCTAGGTGGAGATTTCATCTGGAACTCAAGACTTATTAAGAACAAAGACGACATCCTTAAACCTACAACAAATGGTAGAAATATCTTTGTTGACACTATGGAGAACTTATCTAATGTTGGTATGGAGTTGCCTAGAAGTCAAATCAAAGCAGATAGCATAAATATGATTACTGCTCTTGAAAATGAGGCTATGCACGATACTAATATTGATAGTCTTCAACAAGGTATCGTATCTGGAGGTAGAACTACTGCCACAGAAAGCCAAATTGCTCAAGCTAACTCAAATATTATTGGACTTCTTAACAATAAAATCAATGCTTGGGGAGATAAGAGGTTCTGGTTTGAACGATGGAAAGGTTATCAAGAGAATTTCTCAGAAGTTGATGAGAAATCAGTTGTTATCGTTAGCAATTTCGAAGTAAAATCTTTCCCTATCAAAAAAGATGACTTCTTTACTAAGCAAATGCCTCATATTATACTATGAACTAAGGCAGATTTGCAATCAAAGAACGAAAAAGAACAAATCTTCTGGGATAAATACTTATGAATGGTGCTAAACAACCCTACAACACCAGATGTATCAAAGAGAATAGCACAAAGAATGTGTTTCAGATGTAATGGAAAGACACCTAATGAGATAAATGTTCTTGTTCCATTAGAAAATGATGAAACAGTAGCTGTGAACTTTGTTGAAATGATAAATCTTAACCAAGTTCCAAAGTCAATGTTCAGTTATCCACAAGAATATCTTAGAACTTTCTGGGTATATTTCCAGAAAGCTGAGAATACAAAGGCTAAAGATGTAGTATTACAAGCATTAAGAAGTGCTATGGTAAGACTACCTTTACAACAGCAAGTAAACCCAGCCTTTACAGAGATGGCTAATAGCTCTAGCAATATTGCTATGAGCCAAGCTATGCAAAGTGCTGATAAAACTATCACATCAAGGCAAGACTTAATACCTTGACAGTGAAGTGCTACTGCTGCATCAATTATTTAACCCTTAATTAAGCAACAATGTTAAAGAAAGAAGTAAAGAGAAGACAGTGGGGTATTCCAGCTGTACAGCAAGCTCAAAGAGATGAAGTAGATTACTTTATGCCTATTGATACTGAGACAGAAACTCCAACTGAGACTGAAACAGAAACTCCAACTGAAACTCCAACAGAGACTGAAACAAATTAGTTTTTATCTACTAATTATATATAGAATGAGGGAATTAATTATTAAGCTTGAAAGCTTGAAAGAAAGCAAAGAGCGAGAAAAAGCTGTTGCTAAACTAAGAGAGGCACAGGAAGAAAAAAACAAAATTCTCTTAGAATGAGAAAACAGAGAAGAATATTATGAAACGAATTACTACTCTGAAGCTGATATGATTAGACACGAGATTAAATTCATTAGTGAGTTAATCTGAGGTCTAAAGGTAAAAGACAAAGAAACTAGAGAAGCTTTAGTTGAAGACTTAAACAAGTCAATGAACTGGAGAATAAATAGACTTCTTTGAAAAACACACGAGTATAAGTTAGATAATATAGTTTATGAAGATGCTTACACAACTGAAGACTTATACAGAACTGAAAACCGATGGATAGAATGCTTTGATAATTTGCCACAAAAGCTTGCTGACGAACTCAAACAAAGAGAACTCCAAAAACAAGCTACAAAAGAAGCAGAAGTCCAAGAACAATTAGACGCTCTAAGTTCATTAGAGGTCGAAGGTCTTTAATAGAGATACAAGTCGAGGGTATTATATGGGGTGTATAGTTCGCCTAAATTATGCACCTACATATAATTGTAACTCCTTCGCCCTAGTATAAGGCACATTTTATACTTTAATTGTTACGATTATGCCGACACAAGATGAACTCATCCAAGCCGAATTGGATGGGACTATTGAGCAGTTAGAGGCTAAAGCTGACGAGCAAGAAGCCGAAGAAGTAACACAAGCTCAAGAAACAGTAGAACAACCTACTGAGGAAGTTAAGGAAGAAGTAGTAGAACAGCCTAAGGAAGAACCTAAAGCTGATACTACAACTGAAAAACAGTCTTCCGTTATGAAACTCCTAAAACAAAGGAACGAAGCAAGAGCAGAAGTTGAGAAACTTAAAGCTCAAGCTAAAAGTACAGCAGAACTTGAAGCTAGACTTAAAGAGCTAGAAGAAAGTATAGCTGCACAAGAACTAGAGAAGGAAGCTCAAAAAGAAAAAGCTGACTTCTATGAGAAATACCCTAGTGCCAAATGACACGAAGAAGGTATTGAAAAGATAAGAACCGAAAAGGACTTATCGTATAGTGAGGCATTTCAATTATATGCTGCACAAAACGACCCTACATTGCTATTGGACGAGCAATATAGACACAAGTCGCAATCTTGAGCAACTCTTACTTGAGTGCCAAAGACAGAAACTAAAGTTAAAGAGCCAAAAGCCATTTCAGACTTTAATGAAATGAGTGATGATGACTTCTTAGCTTGGAGTGACTGAATGGCAAAAACAGAAAGAGCTGCACAATGATATATAAAGTAGTCCAACTGTTTTAACCCTTTATTTAATAAACAATGGCAAACAATTTAGATGCTTTTAGTCCAGAATACTGGAGTGCGAGAACTCAAAGACTTTTGAAGAAAAAGTTGATTGCAAGAGAGATAGCTTCAATGGAAGAACAAGCTACTCTTAGAGATGGAGATATGGTACATAGACCATATTACTCTGATGTTGTAGTAAACAACTACACTAAAGGAGTTGATGTAACTGTACAAGATGTATCAGCTACTGACGAATATTTAGTAGTTAATAAGTCAAAAGAAGCTACTGTATATATCGATGAAATCGATGTTAAACAGAACAAATACGATGCTGCTAACAAATACATCGACCGTATGACTTATGCTTTGAAGAAAGATATCGATGGTGCTTTCTTACAAGAAGTATTGAACGCTGAATACACAATGGATGATGGAGATATGGGTGGAACTGCTGGAAACCCAGTAACTGTATCTGTTGCTAATGTATTCAAACTATTCACTCTTACAGAAGCTAAAATGAATGCAAACGACATCGAAGATACTAAACCTTGGTTCTTCGTTATCACTCCAGATGTTAAAGCTAACATCCAACAAACTAACCTAGTTAATGGTTTCAACCAAGCTGATGCTGCTTTAAGAGGAACTCTTAAAGGAATGGGATACTTAGGAACTTGGGGTAACTTCAATATCTTCGTATCTAACAATGTAGCTCACTCTAACTTAGTTACAGTTTCTTCATTAGCTGCTAATGATACATTAACTATCAATGGTGCTACAATTACTTTCAAAGCTGCACCTGCTGCTGCTGGAGAATGTAAACCAACTGCTGCTGCTTTAATCGGAATGATTAACGGAGTAATGGGAACTGATGGAGATTACGTTGAATTTGCTGCTGCTGATAGAGCTAAATTACTTTCAGTAAATGCTAAAGGAGTTGCTAACGGTTCAGACGTAGAAATCGTTACTGCTGGTTCAGTTGCTTACTCTCAATCTGGAGTAACTCTAGGAGGAGAAGTAGCTCACTGCTGGGCTGGACAATATGGATGTTCTGATATGGTTATCCAAAAAGATGTTGCAGTTCAGAAGAACAAAGAACCTAAAAAGACTGGTTACAACTATCTTTGTTGGACTTTGTACGGAATTAAAACATTCACTGAAGGTGCTAAAAGATGTATTAAAGTTGATGTTGCTTAGTCCCTCATTCTCTTATATAGCTGGCTGTCTTCGGACAGCTGGCGAATATAAAAGGATGGCTTTATATTCCATTAACTAATAAATGAAACCAAGTGAAATAATATCATTAGCCAGAAGGCAGACTGGATGTACTGAGGACATTGTAACCACAGAAGAAGCATATCGCTTTCTTAATTTCGTTATAGAAGACTTTGGTGCTGATATAAGGAACTCTGATAGTTGATACTGATTTGATATAGAAACTATAAATGTAGTAGCAGGGCAAAGTTCATATACATTCACTAATATAGAATGAGATTTATCTGGTAAATTTCCATTACATAAGATACAAGCAGTATGGTTGTATGACATAAACAATAAAAAATGGAGAGATTTGCCAGTTCATTTCGTGGACAAAGTAGATTTAAACAAGCGAGAAAGTGTTAAAGAGCCACTTGCTTGTTTTATCACAAGAGAGAGCGTTAATTTAATTCCTACTCCAAAGGAAAGCACACAAATGCAAATTCGATGATTTAACTATAATACAGAATTAACTACAACTGATAATGAAGAAACAGATATATTTATTCCTGCAAGATGGCATTATATCTTAGTAGAATGACTAAAATACCGAATGTATGGTAATATGTGAGTAAACTTTGAAGCCGCAAGAACTAACTCTAGGGCTTTCTATGATAATGAAAAGATTAAAGCTATACAGAACATAGTAGATAGATGACAATTGGCTGATACAGCATACTTTCCAGATTTAAATTACCTTAACTACTAATGGCTGACAATACTAAAATATGACCAATATTTAGATGAGCAAACGGAGGTCTAAGTGATGACCTCTTTACTGGTATTAAAAACTCTTTCTATTACTCAAATGATATGGAGATAAGAGAAGATGCTAAAAGCATATTCCCTAAACCAGTGCCAGCTTATGCCGACGCTATTAAATGAGTAAATGTTGGTGGAGGTACTACTTGAAATCATAAAGTAGTGTGTTCTACGTATTCTATTTCTGGAGATTGAGATTACTCTTGATGGATAATATGTTGTGAGAATGATATATACATATATAATTCTCAGTGAGTAACTCTATTATGCACAATGCCAGAGCAGATATGCGATATGGAGATATTTAACTGATATGTTTATATTTCCACTCAAACTCACTTATATTATAAGAGAGACAACTGATTAAACTGGACAGAGATGGCAGAAGCTACTAATAACTCAGATGATGATTACTGAAGATGCTCAGAAGCCTTAACAAGCAACAGCTGGCATCCATTATACGCATCAGATACTTGCTTATGTGTATGAGATGTAAATAAAATGTGGAAGGTAACTAGAGAAATCTGGAAGGATATAGATGATTGATTTGAGTTACAGAAATGATATTATATTAGATTTATTAATGAACTTTGATGATTTATTAGAGCCGTAGCTGTAAATGCACCTTATTGAAGCGAAGTATTACTATGGGATAAAGTTAGTGATGCACCAACAGAAGTTATACCATTACAATGATATACTATGCTTCAGAGCTGTATATATAACTGATATCATTACTTATTGAGTAACAAAGGTTTATGATTGTTAAACTGATACCAATACTATATATTAAAGAAAGCCGATTGAGACATAGATAGTGATACTAAGAATTGAATGGCTGTTTATGATGATAAACTATACTTTGTAGCGAATAATTGAATTTATATATATTGAGCAAAGAACAAAAACTACAATGATGTATTGTGATTATGGCATAAAGTAGAAGAATGATATAATCTATGAGCTATCGGAGTATATTGAAACGACATTATGATAACACGTAATTATAAGAACGTATCTGGGGCTGATAATATACCAGTTAGAGTTTGAGTAAATGAGTGATTAGCAACTACTGGAGAAGTCCAAACGATGTGCTACTTCTGAACAAGTATGTCAGAGATTAAACAAAGTATGTATCTAAGGGTTTGATATCATATCCCTAAAAATACAGTTAGTTGAACTAATTATACTTGAGATATACATATCTATTATAGAACTGAAGCTGATGCTATTGATGATAACCCAGAGAACTGGCAATGGCATCCAGTACAGCCTAATGATGAATGATTAAAAACCACTTCAGATATGAGAAGTCCATTTGCCACTACACTTAAACTTAATTGTAGATTTCAATGGATACAGTTTAAATTTGTCTTAACTAATTGCACTTGGATGACGTGATGAGCTATGTATAGCAAAGATACGAACTTATATAGTGCAGATTTATATTATAATGCTATGTTAGACTAATGTGAGTATTAGAAGCTCGAAAGAACGCAGAAACTGTATGATACTCTGTTATTTGAGAGAAAGAAAAAGACGCTTCAAACGTTATAGATTATAATATTCACGATGAAATCACGATAGACACTAGCTCTGTATTTAATGCAAATAATGATACTACAACTGGTATGGCTACAGTTATACCTTGAGTAAACGCACCTAAGTTATTGATGGATACTTCTATATATGAAGTCCCAGAACCTATACCAGTTTCAGTAAATCAGACGTTTACTTGATATATCTGACCTTTCTATTTCCCAGAATGACCTACTGCGTTGTGATTATATAATTTTTACACTAATTCTTCTACTGGTACTAGAAAATTTGTGTACTATGACTGATGAAGTTGATGGCAATGAATGAAGTGTCCATATCCTTGAACATATACATTTACGTTTATCAGTGTCTGAACTTCATCAAGGTATGCTTATGAATATGATTGGAGAATTGCAAAATGATGATACCCAGATGATATATTATTATATAACTATACAAGACCATACAATAACTCAAGAATAGAGAGGACGTTTACGGCTACGCTAAGTAAATGAGATATAGTGTACTTATGGATGAATATGTATAAGTCTGATGCGACAGCATTTGGGACATCTGAAAGCGTCCCACTCACGATAACAAAAACAGCATAAAGTCAATACAAAAAACAAAAGAATTGTTGAAAAATACCTATTTACAACTAATTATACCCTCAAGGGAATTTAACCGTATAAATATATAAATGGCATACGATTACGATAAAATGAAATCAGCTTATCAACAGCTTACTAAACAACAGCAACAAGACTGGGTAAACCAGAATAAAGATAATGCTAATGTCCAAAGATTTGCTAAAGAATATGCTGCTGAGATAGGATGAACAAAAACATCTACTCCATCTACTACCAGCACAACTTCTACAGCTTCTAAGACTACCCCAACTACTACTTATACATCTAAGCCAGAGTATCAAGGACAATGATGAATTACTACTAAAAACGACCCTAGTTCTAGTCCTTATGTAAACCAATGACAATGACAATACACATATAACCCTACTAGCTGATATTACGAGGTTAAATGACAAACTACTCAGACACAGTGATGAGATAAGATTAGACAATATTGGGATAGTTTATCTTATGAAGAACAACAGCAGAAGCTAAAAGAAAACCCAAATCTTAGAGCTAGTTTAGCTAAATATTGAGCTACTGAGAAGCAACAAGAGGTTAAGCCAGAGACTAAACCAGAATGATGAGAAACCCCATCAGAATGATGGGACTACCAAAGTGATAGTCCAGAAAGAATGGCTGAAATCGCTGCTAACCTAGAATGATATAAACAAACAATGCCTTATCTATTTAACGATAAGAGAGCATTTGATGATTTCTTTATTAACTGAAAAGGAAGAAGCCAAGCTCAAATAGATTTCCTTAATCAATGGTTTGAGAATAATAAAAAATACGGTAAATATGATGCTTTAACTCCAGATAGTATTTGATATTGAATAGCTTATGGGGACATTCCAGAAGACTATCTTACTATGTTAAAGACTACAGACCCAGCAAAGTATCAAGCTGCTTTACAAGCTAAGCAAGATGCTGAGGATAAGATAAAAGACAAAACTTCATTAGATACTACAAGTATATTATCTTGAGAGAGCGAAGATACAATAACTTCTAAAGCTATTGAATGGTTAAAGTCTCAATGATTATTCCTAGATAATGATGGAAACCTTATAGATGATAGAACTGAGAACTATGCTACTGATGAAGAAAAACAATATGCAAAAGATGCTGCTGATATAATAGCAAGAAACTTAGATATAGATAATACGGTTAAACATACTTATGAAGATTTAGTAAAGAAATATCCTTGAGCTACTAAAGCTACGCTTATGGCTATGGCACAAGATACTAATGCTGATTTGCTTAGAGAAAAAGAGAACAACAATGTTGAACTCACAAGATTACAATGATATATGAACTATATGCAGACTGAAAGACAAGAAAGGAACAGAGTTTGAGAGAATGCTATAAATCAACTACAAAAGCAATATGGTATGTATTATCAATATACACCACAATGAATGTCTGAATTAGCACAAGCTCAATATGCTGCTACTAATGTTACATTAGACCAAGCTGATTATGGTACAGATACTCAGAAACAGATGGCTCTTGATAGAGTTCTTACTTCTATATACCAACAGTATGGAGACATTATTCAAAGACCTATGGCACAAGTTATTAACGATGTTATGGCTTTAGCTAAAAACAAAGGTATTAGCTTATCACAAGCTCTTGAAGAAAACTTTATGTCTTTCCTTAGACAGAAGCCAGAATATCAACAGATGCAATCTATGCTCTCTGAACCTAATTTACAGATTATTTGATACAATAGTGACTGAAAGGCTGTTTACTGATATTGGGACAGTGCTACAAAAACTTTTAAGCAAGTAAGTGTATGAGCTGGTGGAATTTCTACTTGATGAACTACTTGAGATGGAACATCATATATTACTAATATACAGCCATTAAATAATTTTATAAGCGACCTTGAAACAAAATATGATATCGCATCTGAGTGATGAACTTGATGATGAAAGATAAGAGGTTGATGATGCTGAACAGTAGTAAATGACTATCTTGGAAGTGTATGAGATAACATCAAACTATCAGAGGCTAATGATATAAAGCCTTATGCTACTAGCAAAGTGCCAGCCGAATGAGCAGTAGCTTACTTTGACTGAACTCAGTCACGAGCAACTCCAGAAACTAAAAAACACGGTCACGTTTGAATAGTAGTTTCAGATAATGGAGATACAATAACTGTGTTAGAGAGTAATGAAGGAACTTGACTTAGATATAAAGATTATAAAAAGTCTAGCGTTACTGGTTACTATGTGCCAGAATGAATAAAGACAAATGAATATAAACAAAGTGAATATGGGGATGCTTTTATAGATGCTGCCAATATAATAAAACCAAAAATGCCTTCTAATGAGGCTAGGTCAGATTTTATGGATACTGTACAAAAGTATTTGGATGTATGAAAATACACGACAGCTTATGAATATATAATGTCTAACGCAAGAAATGTGGCATCAGATAGTGCTACTAGAGAAAAGCTAAATGCCGCCGAAACTGCAATGATAGATTTAGTTGCAATTAAGGATGCTCTTGAGGCGTATTATGCAGCTTGATGAGAAACTTGAATATTACAATGAAATCTTGAAGATGTTGCCAATGCTTTAGGGAATACAACAGACCGTAGATTAGTTTGACTTACTACGAAAATAGCAGAGGCTATACAAGCATATAGGAAGAATATATCTTGAACGGCTTTCTCAGAAAAAGAAGCAGAAGACTATGAAAAACTATTCCCTACTATAAAGGCTTGACAAGAGTATAATACAGCTAAGTTAGAAGAAGTCTTACAAAGTATGATTACTAGAGCTAACTGATTATACGGTAATTTAATTTGACCTAATGTATATAAAAACCTATTGACAGCTCACGAAAGTGCAACGTGAAGAAAATACTCTGCATTCGAAGAACAGAGTGACTTGTACCAATACTTAAAGGATAATTGATATTTAAGCACTGATTGAAACGTTAAAGAACCACAAGACTTTGTTTCATATATGCAGAACATAAGAAAAGGGAAAAGATTTTAGTTTGTAATATTACAACAAATGTGAATATTGAGCCAATCTCAAGAAAATAAAAGAAGGCTAAACACAGCTATACAGAATACTATGCAACAGCAAAATATTGCAGATAAAAGTATTTGAGCAGAACAACCTATTTGATATAAAAGCCTTCGTGATGATATTACTTCAGTTGATACTCTGCAAGAGAGAAATACTGCTAAGAGTGTTTCTGATTTAATTAAACACAGAGTAACGCTTAGAAAAGCGATGGCTAACTGAAATCTTACAAGCTGAAATGAGGCTGCCGATTACTTAGAGATGAGAAGATGATGACTTGTAGATATATTCGCTGATTATATGATGCAGAATAAAGAACTCATAAAAGATGATGCTTCAGCACAGTTGCTACAAGATACTATTAAAAAAGAGCCAGAAGCCATTATATGATATATGAAGAATGTTCTAAAGAACCAGTACCCAGATACTTATGAAGAAAAGAATAAGGCAATAGATGATTATATTATGAAGTGATGAAAGCTTAATGATGTTATGGACTTCATAACAGAGAAGAACGCTACTCCATATTGAACTCCTAAAGAAGAAAAGCTAGAGTGAACTAACCCAATTCTTAACTTCTTATGAAGCACCGTAGCAACTCCTATTAGAGAGATATGATGACTTACTCAAATAGCTTGAGATAAGCTATGATTAGACAAGCAACAAGAGGAAATAGCAAGAAAGACTGCTACTGTTGAATGAGTATCTACACAATGATATAATGAATACAAGGCAACTTGAAAGCTACCAAGTAAATTTTCAGAAGATTACGCTAACCTATATAAATGATATGATGATGCTGTAAAGGACTGATTTATAGGTAGCGTGGAAGAATATAACAATTACTTATGAGATGTAGCAGTTGCTACTGATAAAACATTTAAGCAACTTGCCGATGACTTTACAGAGAAATACTTGTTTAACCCAAATGAAGCTTGAGCAGAACCTTGACAAGTGTTCTGAGATATAATGAGTATAGTTTTAACTGAATTATCAACAGCTTGAGCCGCCACTCCAGAATTAGCTGCTACAAAACTTCCTAAATATGCTAAATATGCAAAATGGTTATATCAATGACTTAAATGATGAGCAGAGTTCCAAGCTCTTGAAGATGCTTATGAATGAGAGTTATCAGATGTACCAGAATATGCTAAATCAGCACTTACTAATATGGTACTAAAATGATGACTAGAAAGCTTATGAAAGCTTGCAAAGCGATGAATATGAAAGCTGGCTAAATCTTTCTGATGAATTACTGAAAGAGGAGAAGTCGCTTTAGCTTGAGAAACTCCTACATCATCTGCTGAAAAGATTAAGATAATTAAAGAAAGCAAATGAACCAACCCAGAGAGAACTCCAGAGAAAGAAATAATAAAAAGATTTCTTAATTTTAGGAAAAAGGTTAAGGATGATGTGACTTTGTTAAAATGAAAGCAAAGAGATATTGAAAGGGCTTACAAATGAGAAGAAGACCCATCAGATTTAGCAAGTAGATTAAATGAGAATTTTGCTAAATCAAAGAACCCAGATATTATGTGAGAACAGACAGCTAAGGTAAGTCCAGAAATTCAGATTTGAGAAACTAGAAAAGAACAGTTGATTAGAGAAAGAGATGCCGCCGCTACATATAAAGCAGAAAAGGATGCGGCTAAAGCGGAATGAGAAAGATTATCAAAGCTATCTCCAGAACAAAGGGATAGAGAATTAGAGATAAAAGATATAGAAAAATGAGAAAAGGCTAAAAAGGCTGCCGAAGAAGAAAGAAGAAGAAAATATGAATTTAGAGTTGATAGAGAAGAACTATTAAAGAGCTGATATTGAAAAGACAATGTAGCGTTAATAGATGTTCTAAAAGAAGAATGGAATAAGATGTTTGTTAAGGAAGGTAGAGAGTTCAATGCTTCTAACCTTTGGGAACTTACAAAGTTAGTAGAAAGCAAGTCAGCTTGAACTGAATGAACTAAAGAGATAGTTGGTGCTATTAAAGATACTATGGAACAAATATCTGAATGATTATGATGAGATTATGGTAAACTTGCTAAAGAGAGTTGGAGTAAGTCAGATATATTGCAGTGACTTGATGATGTGTTATGAAAACTCACTAGAAGGACATCTGAAGCTTGATGAGAAATTGCCGCTTCTGAGGCTTGAGAAAAGGTATTAAAATGAAATTTAAGAGAGCTATTATCTCAAGCTAAAAAATACTATGGCGATGACCTAAATAGAGAAATTGATAGTTGGCTTATTCATTTGGCAATATATGACCCAGAAAAAGCTGCTGAACTAGCAAAGAACATATATCCATCTCTACCTTGAGTATTAGAATTGCTTATCAATGGAGGTAAGATGATTGCTACGAAGAAAGCGGCTAAAAATATAATAGAAAAGAACGCACCAGAAGTGCCAGAAAAGATAAGTGTTTGGGATGCTATATGAAGAAGTGTCCGCTGAAAAACAGCAGAGTGACTTGTAGATTTTGGACAAAGATTTTAGTTAATATAAACCATAAATTATGGAACAAATTGCAGTAAACTTTACAGATGGATGAGTGCCAAAGACTTGACTAACTCCATTAGCTACGATTATAGACCTTAACGGTAATGTAATGGTAGAGAACGGTGTATGTAAAGAACTATGATACTGATGGTATATTTACAGCTTTGATAGATACTCTCCAGAAAAAGTATATCTATACGTATTTGATGGATGAGATACTCTTGAGAGCGATTATGATAGATATAAGTTCTGAGGTAATGAGCTTGATGCTTACTCTAATAAATATTCTTGGGGTAGAACTGCTGCACCTTACTTTACTTCTGTTAATGGTAGATTTGATAGAATAGATAAGTCTATTAAAGATGCTGTAAAGAGCAGAAAAATCTATGATGATAAAGAGGTAAGAAAAGGTTTAGCAGAAATCAAGAAAGAAATCAAAGGTAAAGGTTGATATGATGTTTATAAGAGGTTAGATAGCCTTGGAAATATTTTAGAGGAGGTTAAACAGTCAGTAGTTGACACAAGTGCCACTAATGATTGAAACAGCTCTAAGAATTTCTCTGGTATCAATGGAAAGCTTGATTTAATGGCAGAATATGTTGTTAAAATCAAAGAAGATATTGATAATCAACTTTCTAGCTTAGATGAGAATGTAGCACAAAAGATACAAGAAAGCAATGATAACATAAACCAATGAATGTCTAATAGAGTAACTATTGAACAGCTATTACAGCAAGTAGAGAGATTAGAGAATAAACTTAATGAGGTTGTAGATAGTGTAGTTTCTGAAAGACTGCCACAAGAACTTACAGATAAATATGATGTAAATGTAAGTAGAAAAGGTTGAATGTCTGATGAAGAAATAATGGCTGCATTAGGTATCCCAGAGAATGAATGAAATCAATATTGACTTAATCAGTGATTAAATGAATGAATGGAAATGTGAATGGAAGAAGGGTTGAGTGAGGGTTTATGAGAAGCTAGAGAACAATGAGTTAATGCACCAGTAGATATGCAGTGAATAGCAGAACCAGAAATGCCTTTAAATTATTAATTCTAAATTAGATGGTACAAATCATAACTAACAGCAACTGATGAGGATGAGTTTGATTATACAAATACAAGGGAAGCGTTGATTACTATGCAGACTTGCCTACTTCGTGATTGAAAGTATGAGATACTTATAATGTAGTTAATGCTTTCACTAAAGATGGTAAAGATTACCCAGCTTGAACTAATGTAGCTTGGACTGGTAGTGACCGAGACCCATTATGATGAAGCATAGACCTAAGCGATTATCAAAAGAAGTTAGTTGAATGAGAATGAATAGACTTAGACCAAGATACTAATGAAATCAGTGTAGATACAACAGTTATTGCTACAAAGCAAGACTTAACTACTAAGCAAGATGTAATATCAGACTTAGATACTATTAGAAGTTGAGCTGCATTATGAGCCACATCTATACAACCTTGAGATAATGTAAGTGAATTAGTTAATGATGCTGGTTATCTTGTAAGTTCAGACTTAAAACAATCTGACTGGGGGCAAACTGATAGCTCTAAAATAGATTACATAAAGAATAAACCAACCATTTGAAATGGTACTTTGACGGTTAGTAGAAACTGAGTACAAATTAACACTTTTAGTGCTAATCAAACTTCTAATAGCTGAGTAGATATAAGTGTGCCTACTAAAACGTCTGATATAGAGAATGATAGCTGATATATCGATAAAACTGTTTCTAACTTAGATAATTACACATTAAGCTCTAACTTATGTGCAGTCGCTACAAGCTGAAAATATTGTGACCTATCTGGTAGAGTTACTGATAACTCTCAAATAGCAAACGGATGTGGTTATATCACTTCTGCAGCATTAAGTCCTTATGCTAAATGTACTGATATTCCTACTGATAACTGTCAGTTAGCAAATGGATGTTGATATATTACTTGAATTAGTAGCACAGATGTAACTGACGCTCTATGATACACCCCATACAACTCTACTAACCCTAATGGTTATACGACTTGTACTGGTACATTAGTTGCATCAGATTTAACGCCTTATGCTAAAACTTGTGATATAAGCTGTGTATGAAAAACTAACCAATACTGCGACCTAACTTGACTTCCTACAATACCTTGAGTAATTGATGCTCTTAATTCTTCTTGTACTAATCAAGCATTAAGTGCAAAACAAGGTTGCGTATTAAATAGCTGTGTATCTGCAATTAACTGAAAGATACCTAGTGCTGCTACTACTTCTAATCAATTAGCAGATAAGGCTTTTGTAAATAGTTCTATCAACGCTTTAGCAGCTTTCTATATTACAAAGAATGCAGCTTGAGACCAATTTGATACTTATGCTGAGTTGGTTTGAGCTACAACATATTACAGTGGATGAGTAGTTAGAGTTCCTACTACTAACGATTATGCAATAGTTAAATCTGATGAAAACCATAGTGGAGAAACGACTAGATATAGTTATCAAACAAGCCAATGGGAATACCAATATACTGTTAACGAAACTCCTTTAACTCAAAGTCAATTAGATGCTCTAAACTCTTGAATTACTAGTGGTAAAGTATCTACTTATGACTGATATGCTACATCTAAACAAGATGTATCTAATATGGTATGTACTTTAAGTTGAGCTGATGATGCACATTATCCATCAGCAAAGGCAGTAGCAGACGCTCTAAGTTGTGCTTGAGCTTGAGATATGCTAAAGAGTGTATATGACCCTAACAACTGTAACACAGATGCTTTCAACTATAACAATCTGTACAATAAGCCTACAATACCTACAAATAACAATCAATTAACTAATGGATGCTGATATACTACTTGTACTGGTACTCTTACAGCTTCTAATATATCTGATGCTGCTTATAGTAGTTCTTGGAATTGAGTAACTACTGTTGCACCTTCTAAGAATGCTGTATATGATAAAATAGAAAGTGTAATATCTAGTATCCCTACAAACAATAATCAACTTTCTAACTGATGTGGTTATACTACTTGTACTTGAACATTGGTAGCAAGCGACTTAACTCCTTATGCAAAAAGTGCAGATTTAGCTGCTGTTGCTACAAGTGGTAAATACTGTGACTTATCTTGACTTCCTACAATATGAACAGCCACTTTAACAATTCAGAAAAACGGTACTACTGTTAATACTTTCTGAGCTAATGCTACTTCAAATGTAACAGCAAATATTACAGTTCCTACAGATACTTGAGATTTATCTAATAATGCTTGATTTATTACAGCTTCAGACTTAACCAATGGTAGCTGAATATCTATTAGTTGAACTACTATATCTAACAGTTGAGTTCTATCTGTTAATGGCAATACTTGAGCTGTAACTGTTTCAGAGTTCACGCCTTGAAGCTGAACAACTTGACAAATACTTACAAAGACTGCTACTGGATATGCTTATTGTGACGCACCAGCTACTTGAATACAATCATCTAATAATACTTATGATAATATCATACATTTATCACAATCAGATTATGATAATCTAGGGACTTATGATGATGAAACATTATACTCTACACCAGATGGAGAGGCTTGAAGTTTTGTAGATAATACAGCTTTTTGACCTAGTTGGGATGGAGTAGTAGATAAAGCACCTAGTATGAATGCTATATATGATGTATTAGGAGATGTTGAAACTTTACTTGCTAATATATAAAATAGATGACAATAGCTAGTGAAATAAGCAGATTACAGAATGCTAAAGCTGATATATGTACAGCTATAGAGAATAAATGAGTAACTGTATGAGATATAACTTTAGATAAATATTCTTGTTGTATTGATGCAATAAGTAGTGGTTGATGATGACCTTATTATATAGATTATTTAGCTGTTGGTTGATGAGGTTGATGATGATATTATTGTTATAATAACCAATATTGTCCATCTTGATGATGATGATGAGGTTGAAATGTAGTAGAATGATGTTGCGAGCAAATACCAGTATCTGTGCCAGTTATTATAGGTAAATGAGGTAAATGATGAGCATTTTGTTGAGAAGAATGATGAAATACTACTATATGAAGTATAGTATATGCACAATGATGATGAGCTGGAAATCAACGTTGTACTTCTTGCTATACTTGAGGTATTAGTTGAACTTGATGTGATTGATGATATTCTTGAAATACTGAAATGATGGGTGGCTGATGATGATGAGCGACTTGATGTGGTAGTTGTTCTTCAGTTTATACTACAGCATCTAATTGATGAGCTTGAAAATGTTGATATTGATGATGATGATGAGGTTGATGAGTTTGTACTTATTGAGTTTGATGTGATTGATGATGAAATTGAGCTTGCAGATATAACTCATCTACTTGCCGTCCTTGTGCATATGCTACTAATGCAACTAATTGTTGATGATGATGAGGATGAGGTTATCCTTGAGGAAATTGAGCTTGATGAATAGTTAAAATATCATACCCAGCAGATTGAAGTTATTGATTTGAAAAAGCAGAATGAGGAGTAATTACTTGTGAAGGTTGAATAATAACTCATACATTCACAGAAAGTTGAGAGTTTAGGATAGCCCACGAAGATGGTTTATGCTATGTAAATTATATGGTTGTGTGATGATGATGAGCACCAAGAAAAGGCTCTACTTCTATGGGTGGTGCTTGATGAGAGGTAATATTATGAAGAATATCCGTTGAGTGATGTTTAGGTATAACAATAGGATGCTGATGAAATTGTTGTACTTGATATGAAAGTTGATGAAATAGTAAATTAGATTATTGAGGATGATGTATTATAGCAACTTGAGGTAAATTTGGAAGTTTTAATAAGAATTATATATCGTGAAGTTGTTGAAGTTCACAATATATGCCTTGATGAGCTTGAGCCAGATGAAATTGATGAGATGCTGAATTTAGCTATTCAAGATGATGAGCTTGATGACAATGATATTGATGCTATTGATGGGGATGAGATTGAGGAGGATGCCGTTGTAGAAGTCATACAGGTACTTGATGAGTTTGATGAAGTTACTATGCTAGTTATGATTGATGCGATGCCACTTGTTATTGAAGTTGATGATGAGGTAGTTATAGTAGTTGATATCCTTGAAAGTGATGTCAATGAGTAGTAGATATATGCTATCCTACAGATTGAAGTTATTGATTTATGAGTGCTACTTGATGAGATTGTTGTTATACTTGTGATGGGATGTGCGTACATAGATTTACTTCTAACTGAACATTTACAATAGTTAGTTAATTTAATTTATAATTAATATATAAATGGCTTTATATAGATGAAGTACAAAACTAGCTGGTATATGAGCTTGATTTAACCCTACAAATCTATGAACTCCTAACCAAGTTTTGAAAAGGAATAGTAATTGATATGGATGGGATGATGTAAACGAAGTACCTAGCTGATGAACTGAAGGACAAGTTCTAACAAAATGAGCTAGTGGTTTTTGATGGGCGGATGCTGCTTGATGATGAGATTTTACACTTTTGGCTACTTTGACACGGAAATGAAGTAAAACACTTAGTATTACTTGATACAAGGCTATTTTATTTGTGGCTACATACAGATACTGAAGTTACAGCCAATATTACGCTAGTTCTGCCACTATTCCCACAGATGTAATAAGCACTATTATTCAATGAGGAGGAAGCTTAAAAGTTGAGATGAAAAAATTATACAACGATAATACTGTAGCCTATGTTGATATAAATAGCTCTTTAGTATTCTCTAATAATTCATCTGCAGACCCTATATATGTCTACTGAATTAGTTAATTTTAACTCTTAATATAATAACAAATGGCTTGTGGAAGATGATGAAAAAAGAAGTAGAAAAAACAAAAATTTATCTTTTAATCAAAATAAGATGAAGAACTTTCGAACTAAACTAAGTGTAACCAAATTAGTATTAATAATTATGGTATTAATACTAGGTTTCCAAACTGTGTATCTAACCCTACAATGAGTAGAAACATCTCTATTTAACAATGTTATGCTATCTATCATTGCTTTCTATTTCGGTCAAAAGAGTATGCAGTATTCAGAGCCAGATAGTTTAATGAAAGATTTACCTACAGAAAATGAAAAAAATGGAAGTAATATTTAACTACATAACTGACCCAAATACTATAGTAACATTGATAGCTTTTATCTTTGGAGTTTGAGTTGCTTGGAGTAACTTAAATTCCAAGGTAAAGGACATAGAAAAGAGAGTAGAGAAGATAGAAGATTTAGACTTAGATAGCAGACTAACTAAAATGCAAGTTGATTTAGACCGAATAAAAACTGTACTAAGTGAAATCAAAAAGAAATAAGTCAAGCTAAAGAAAAAATTTACTATTGATTTATCTATTTTTAGTTGCAGTATAAAGATACTTTATATCTGCCTAATCAAAAATGAAAGAAACAACACACAAATATAAAGATAACTATGTTATATTGAGATTTGATGAGAACGAGAAAGACTGGAGGACGAACTGAAGAAGCGAGTATTGGACTTGAGATGGATGGAAGCCTTGACCTGATAATGCTAAAAAATTCTTGTTTGAAGAATGGGCAGAACAAGAATTAATATCTATTAGGATAAAGAGGGCTGCTTTACTTAAATGATAAATATGGTGGACTATATTGAGTGGATAATATATAAGATAAGCAAGCTATTTACTAATGCTAGAATGAGGAAAATTATTTCAGCATATAAAAGCAAGTATGAAAAGAGAAAATAAATATAACATACATCACTGGCTTCCTAAAAGCAGATGATGAGATAACAACGATTTGAACTGTGAAATGATAAAGGTCACAACTCACGATGCTATCCACACTTTGTTTAGCAATATGATATTCCCAGAGCAGATAGAGAGTTTAACAAGTAGAACTTCTAGGGTATTATTGCCAGAGATACAGAGGGAATTACAAGAGTGGTTAAGCATTAGAGATATACACGACCCTACACAATGGTATAAAGAATGATGTATTTTAATGCCAAAAAAACACAAATGGATAAATTTAGATACTGAGTAGAATGAGATAAGTGCAGACAAGGGATAGGATGGAAAGAGACTTGTTGGAAATGTAGTTTTGAGTTGCTATGTTTATTTCAACAAAACCAAGAAAGAATATGAAGTGATATTCACGAAGCAAAGAAGACTTCAGACATTTAATTTATAATAAATACAAAATGAGCAAAAAAGAATTAACTTATGTCTTTTGACCGGACTGTTCTAAATGCCATCAACTTAGACCATACGTAGAGAAATGGTGTAGTGAGAATGGATATAACTTTGTTCCTATGCAGTATTGAGAAGACTTATTAGATATAACTTCAATACCTACTGCTATACTTGATAGAGGAGATGGAAAGGAGATGTTAGATTTTGATGGAATTGTACAGCTTTTATCTTCTAAAAAATAACAATGGCTGACATTAACTGATGTTTATGATTAGGGGAGGCTACCTCTGATTTTTTATTATCTGCCGAAGAAATAGATACTCTACCAGAGATACCTATGCAAGATACTAAGATATTTGAGTATAACCAATGAACTACTCCTCACTGTACTTTATACTCTGCTTTATGAGCTGTCTCAGACTTGTTTAACTATGAATGGAAACAAAATGAGATAGATGAGATAGTAGAAGAAAGCTATAAGAGAGGTAGAGTTAAATGAGAATGATGGTATATTAAGTTGGCTGTTAATCTTGTAGCTGACTATTGGAATGAACATCATTCAGATTTAGGTAAGGTTGTATATTATAGAGTTAGTCTATATGATACTGAATTAGTTGATAAAATCTTACAAAAGAACTATACACTATGTAGCTGATATAAATGAAATACTGCCTATAAGAATGATAGAGACGATAACTGAGTATTAAACTGAACATCTTTCTGAGCTTCTACTTACTGACACGCTGTTAGTTGGATAGGTAGAGGGGGTAAGAGATTTATTAAGGACAATTATAAAGGAAGAAAGAAATGAAAGCTATCTACTAATATATATGAAGTAGAGCATAAACCATCTGAATTAGTTAGTGGATGATGTTATTATGCTGATGCTTATCTATACATAAAAGTAGATAACTCTGAAGAGATAAAAAGATTAGAAACTTTGAAGACAGAATGTAATAATTGTATCAAACAGTTATGAATTATACGACATTTAGTGAATGATACGAATTTTCAGTGAATTTTACACTATACAGCAGACAAACTTAGAGCGAAAATAGCTGATGCAGATAGAGAGCTCAGTAAGTACCGTTAGTGAAATGAAAATAAGACACGTAGAAATTCTGAGCTGAATAATTATTCATCTGTGAATATAAACGTGTCTTAAAATAATCAATTTACTTTACATTTATATCATAACTATATATAATATGCCTTGTGGATGAAGAGGAGGAAAGAGGAAATAAAAAATTCTTTCCAACTTAAAAAGAGAGAATAAACATCTCTCTTTTTTTGGTTATGATTTTTTGTGACTAGAGTAATATAATTATTAGCAACCGAAATACAATACCAAATATTATACAACCAATATTACTCTTCTCACTAATATAACTTATTAGCAATATAATCAAAGGTATTCAGAACTCTATGAATAATATTGCTCATACTATTGTCCAGAACATTTTAGCAAATAGGTCAAGAACTAAAAAACTGTATAAAATTAAATATTAAAGATATAAACAAAGCAATTCACAATCGGTATGCTCGTATATATAAATTATCGTTAAGTATATCTATTTTCCAATAAGCCTTTTCATAAGCCTCCGCTTTTTTATAGGCTTTATGCACTTCTTCCATAAGTTCTGCCTTACTATCTCGTTTTGTTACTGCCATTGTTATATTATTTATAAAGTAAATCTACATTTGAAATTACTTTATCTAAGAATTTCTTAGTGAATTTATTAGTTCACTGATTAGATATATCAAAGTTAAAGTCATTCATTCATAATCTTAATGGCGTGTGAGCTACCATAGGATACTCTCTCATATTTATGTTGCTTTCATATCCATATCTCTCTGCATCCGTCCCAGCCCATACTACTAATGCTTTTCTTCCAAAAGCCTTTGAGCAATGATGTAAAGAACTATCACATCATACAACTGGGTATCTAGCTGTTAGGGATACAACTAATCTTAAATCTGGAGTATCGCACATTTGACAATTCTTTAACACTGGTTGACTTCATTGTTTAATAACCTCATATAGAGTATAACCTTTCTTTGTTAGTTCATCTGCTATATACTGTGCTGCATCAACTGGTATAGAACGATAACTCTTATCAGCTCAGTTTAATCACATTGTACTTCAGAATGGTTGATATAGAATAGGCTTCTCTCATTGTAGGAAATTGGACATCTTTTCGTGTTCTGCTAAGAATAAACAAGGTTGTGGAATAGTATCTCACTCTATACCTAATTGTTTCTTAGCAATATATAACCAGTTCTTAGCATCATTAAAGAACTCTGGGTCAGTATAAGGTTCAAGCTCTATATAATCATTCCCTTTGATTACATCCTCAAATAAACGCCTATCATCTAATCAATGTACAGATTTGATGTAAGGGTTTCATCGGAATACTAGAGGTCGTGATGTAACAACTTTTACTGGTCTTTTCTTTGCCACCTCCGATATAGCACCAGTCATTGCTACCACTCTACCAAGTCATCAGTCAATTCTAACGACTAAAGTTTTTTGTTCTGTCATATTATATTTATTAAGGAATAAATTATTTATTATGCTCTTTTCTTCGCTTGTCTTGTTGTTCTTTATAAACAATTTTACTACAAGCTAGACAATACTTTTTTGGTCATCTTCAACCTATTTCTTTTCCACATCTTTCACATTGTTTCATCCTTTATTTCTATTAGGCATATAAAAGTCGCATAGTATATGTGCTATTTCTCTCATCCTTTCTTTGTTCTGTTCTTCGAACTCTGAAAGGTCGTTTAGTTCTTCAACTAACTTATCTATTTCAGCTTTCTCCATTGTTATTAGTTAATCTCTAAACATTCTATCTAACAACATAGGGTCATATCAATCATATTCATCAGTCTCATCATAATCACTATCTGCATATTTATCCTCTATGTCGCACATAGCATTAAATAAGCACTCTCTGCAATTCTCTATCTTAACTCACATTAAGCAGTTCTTGCATTCTTCTTCTCTTACTTTATCTAGTTTGTCCATAACCTATAAATTAAAATATAAAAGTCTGATTACTTCAAGTAGCTTATCAAATCTTCAATAGGTGTATCTGATATTGATAGTAGCATTAGCAACCTATCCTCTCATCACAATTCTCAATAGTATCAGTCATCTAACTCTATTTGTAATCTGAATTCTTTAGTTTTTTGCACTCGGTCTATCTTATCATTCTCTACTAACCATTTAATAAATCAATACTCCTTACTTATAAGTCTTGGAACTTCTAAGTACCAACTCTTCCAATCTCATTCTCAATTATCATCTCGGCTCAGCACTAAATATGAAGAGTTCCACTCTGTCGCTGGCTCTATTCTATAAGTTTCAAATGGTCAACAACTACTTGTGTGTCCATATTCGTTTATAAATCTAATAAGTTTATCCATTTTCTTTAGATAAATAATATAAAAGTCTGATTAAATCTCTTTAATATTTTCTATAGGTATTGGCTCATACACTCTTACTTGCCAACATCAATTTTGGTAGTTATTGTATCTCCAATTCTCTCGTGGATTATACTCTACCTCTAAAACAATATCTCCATACTGCTTAGCTTCATTCTTATCTACTGCTAGATATGTACATCTACTCGGTGCATCTCTAACTCATCGTAATTTTCATTCAGATTTTATTTTTTCTCGGTTTTCTTTAGTCGTTCAATGATAGAATTTCATTTGTCTAGTCATTAAATATAAATCACTTATCTGTATAGTATCAGTCTTCTGTTGAGAAGAATATAGTATATCATTTCTTCATTAGTTTAAGTCTTCTATTCTCCTCTTTAGCATTTTTCAAATCTAGTTCGTATCTTAACCTCTCATTTTCTTTTTTTAGAAGTTCTAATTCAGATTTTTCTTTTTCCATTTCCTTTTGGTAAATAATATAAAAGTCTGATTAGTCTATACTATCAACAGTATCAATTCAGTATCAATTTTTATTTCATTGATATTGTTGGCTGTTTTTTTTAATTCTCGAAATAGAAACTCAACTCCTCTGGATCTATATCTATAACCCCATCTTCATACACCTCCCCATCATTATGCTCTAACTTCACTAATCTTCATTTCTCATACCAACATAAATCTTCTACCCAATATCAATGCTTGTTCTCATGACTATATTTAAATACTTTCTTCTTTAATACAATTTTTCACGTGTATTCCATGATATTTCAATTCCATTCCCTCTTATCTCCACCTCTCATAAATTGTTGCTTCTCCTCTTTAGGTTCCGATAAAAATTTCCCAGCCGCTATCTCCCTTAACTTATCCATATTCGGTTTCCCCGATTCCATCTTCTCTTGAATAGGTTCTCTGTTCGGTGTCTCCTTTAACCTCTTATTCTCTTCCTCTAACTCTGCTATCCTTTTCTCTTGTTTCGCTACCTTTTCCTTTAACTCCTCTACCTCCGCCTCTACTCCTGTTTGGACTAGCCTATATCATTCATCTACTACCTCTAACTCCCCTCTCTGCTTCATCCTATCCAATAACCTCGTATCTTTCGGATTCTTCCCGAGATATTCTAGTACCTCTTTTTTACTCTGAAAAATTTTTTCTGACATCTTTTTTGATTTGTTAGTTCTAAAGCCTTATGATGATATCATATCAACTCTTTTATATCTTTTATCTGCTGCATTGCAAGCCGAAAGTTGATATTATGTCAACCGAGAGGCGTTGATTTTCATTTTTTTACAAATTTTTGGTAGCCACTATGGCATACCGTTTCCGCCTTTCTCAATTTCTTTGTTAGCGAAGATTTGGTTTCAGAAAGATTGCTTTAGCTTTGTGTTTTCTGTGTTTTTGCTGTGTGTTTTGCAGACAGTTTTCTGTTTCTTTTGTTGCTACCCCTCCCCTTTTGGTTGACATTGTGTCATCTTCGCAGTTCTCCCCTTGCTTCTGGTGTGTTGTGCCACCTCCGCTGTTGTGTGTGTCACATTTGCACCGTGCTTGCGGTTGTACCTGGTGTTTTGCTGTGCTGTGCTGGTGCTTTTTGAGGTAGTGCTGTCGGTTTTTCTGTATTTTCTTCCTCTGTTGCCTCTGTGGTGTTGAGTTTTCCCAGTTCTCGTGGTGTGTGGTTGGTGTGTCCTGGTTTTGTGGTCTGTTGGGTGTTGTGTGGTGGGTGTGTGTCGTGCTGTGTGCTGTTCGTGTTGTCTCTGTTGTGTATTGTTTTGGTTTGGTTGTTTGGTTGTGTGGCTCTGTCCGAGATTTTGTGGTGTTGTTGCTTCGTGTGTGTCTCGTGTTGCTGGTGTGTGTTGGTGTTGTTGTTCTTCTGTCTCTGTTGGTTCTGTTTTGTTTTGGGTTGTCCGCTGTTTTGTGGTCCTCCTGGTTGCTGTTCGTCTTCTGGTTGGTTGTCGTGGTTGTGTTGCTCTGTCCGCTTTTTTGCTCCTGGTATGTTTTGCTCCTCCTGGTTGGTTCATGTTGTTGTTTTTGGTGGTAGGTCTTCTGGTGTTGCTCTCTCCGCTGTTTTGTGTGGGTTCGTGTCGTTTTGTCACGATCTGGTTCTTAACGCAGAATGCCACCCTGGTTGGGTGGCTGTGTGGTGTTGCCTGTGCGTACTTGTGAATTAGTCTAGGGTTCTTGGTCGGTTTCTGTCGTTTTCTCCGTATCTGTCGTGGAGGTAGCTGAGTTGTGCTTCCGCTCTTCTTGCGTTTTGCTCTCTCTTCTGAATGTTGCTGTCTTTTCTCAGGCTTTTTTCTCGTCCCGTTTTTATCTCGATCCGCATCTCTTCCTCCGTCTTGCTTTTTTTTGGTCGGGAGTTTGCGTAGATGGTTGGTCCGTCTTCTCTTCTTACTTCCCCTAGCCAGTACTCTTCTGGGCTACTTGGGTAGATTTTGGTTGTGAGTGTTGCGGTGAACTCTCCTCGTTGTTTTGTCATGGTTGTTGTTTGGTTATGGCTAAATGTTTGGCTTGCAGGAGCTGTGTGTGGTAGGTTGCTCCTGCTTGCTTGTCTGTATCTTATCCCTTTTTTGGTTTTTTTGTACCGTTTTTTTGAATTATGGTATAACCATTGGTTATCAGAGTTTTCTTCTGATTCGTCCCAGCAGTCCCTCGTTTGCTCGGTGTTTCTGCTGTACTACTTCCCTTTGCAGGTGTTGGACTTGCTCCTGGAGGTCTTGTATGGTCTCTGCTACTTGATCGGGGTTCTTCTCCCTCTGCATTTCTGTTTCCATGTACCCTGCGACCTTGTGAGCTCGTTTCTCTCTGTCCAGCGGTATGTGCTTGCAGGTGGCTATGGCTCTTGTTACCCGTCGTTTCACTATCTCGTCGTGGTTCATCATTGTGTGCTCTGGATTATTCGTAAAAGTTCTTGGCTTCGTATACCGCCTGTTGGAGTTCTTGTACTGCTCCGCTTATTTTGTAGTAGAAATCTTTTGCTACCTCGTCCTGCTGGTTCTCCATTTTGTCCTCCAGCATCTCCATTGTCTGGATTAGCGTTGTTGTTTCTTCCTCTCCTAGGTACGCTTCCAGTTGCTCTAGTTTGTTCATGGTTGTTGTTTGGTTTATATACTAAAAGTCTCTAATTGTGTTCAAAATGTTCTCCTGCATTTCGTCTGCGTAATCTCCTATTTTCGTGTCGATATGTTCTCGTGCTTCTTGTTGGGTTAGGTGTTCTCCTGTCTCTTCGTTGTCCCGTGTTCACTCTTCCCATCCGTTTCTAGGTGGGTAGAATGTTCGGTGTTCTTCGAAGTCCATTATGGCTTTTTGCCTCATGGTTCTTTCAATTTCTTTCATGAGATTCTGTAATCTCCCTTGCTTGTATTGGTCTGTGATTTGCATGGCTGTTGTTTGGTTAATGTTACTAAAAGTCGTCATCGTCCAGGAGTCCTTGCTCCCTTACTATCCTGATGATGTTTGCTAAGCTGAGCCACTCGTGGTTTATGTAGCATCAGCTGGTGAAGTCGTAGGAGTTCTCCTTGTCGAAGTAGATTTCTTCCTCTGTTCTTTCGTCTGTGTCGTCTCCGTTGTCTCCCTGTTCTGGGTAGTCTATCCCGTATGCGTCGCAGAGAGCTTCGACTAGTGCTTTTTCTTTTTCTGTCATGTTGTTGTTTGTATAGAATATAAATGTTGTTGCTTGGGTTTCTTCCCCTTGCTTGATTGTATGTTATTTATTTTTTGTGTTTTTGTTAGTTCTTGTTTGCATTTTCCGCTAACCTTTAGTTAGCAGAGTCCGATCGTTTTTTCTAAGATTTTTATTGTGTTCTCTATGTCGTTGTATAGTCTTCCGTATGCGTCTAGGATGTAGTTTCTTCCGTCGATTTTCTTCCAGGTGTATCTGTGTTCTGGGAGGTAGTACTCATTGCATTGTTTGAGTCTTCTCTTCATTCTTCTCTCTCGGTTTTTGTCGTTTGTTAGTTTGTTGTTTGCCATGTTGTTGTTTGGTTAATTAATAAATGTTGTGTGGTTTTGGTGCCTCCCTAGAATGGGAGGTCACCGTATTTTTCTAGTCTGTCTTCCTCGTCTGTTGCTGTTTCTGCTATTCTCTGTTCTAGTTCTCGGTTGTTTATGTCGTAGTAGCGTTTTGTTGTTTTCCCTACTGTTATTTCCGTAATGCTTCTTTCGTATCCGTCTTCCTCTATTCGTGCTTCCTTAATTTGTGCTATGGCTGGTTTTCCGTTTACCTCTGTTTCTGCTTCCTTGATCCAGCCTTGTGTTTTTGTTATTGTCTTCTGGTTCTTTACTGTTCTTTTTTTTTCGTCTTCTCTAATTAATTTGTTTGTTGTTTTTGTTAGGATGTTTGCTAGGTTGTCTCGACCTTGCTGTTCTTTTTTTGTGTCCACCATGTTGTTGTTTGGTAATAATCTAAAGGTTGCTTGCAGGGGTGTGTGGTTGAACCTTATGTTGTGTGTGGTAGGTTCTCCCTGCTTGCTTGCCTTTTATATATCTAAGATTTGCGATTTTCCTACTGTTTTTTTGAATTTTGTGATAACTTTTGGTTATCAGGTAATTTAATATTTTTCTTGAAATTTCCGTCGTATTATTTATTTTGTATTTGTCCACAAAAATCATTTGAATTTTCTAAGTTCGTCGGTGGACGGACGAGTGATTAGTGGACACAGCCTGTGGGTTATGGCTGAAATGATGTTTGGCAGGACGGACGCTTCGGCGTTCGTTTTTCTTTTTGAAAAAAGGAGGAAGCATTGCGTCTCCACGTTTATGCTTTACCCTCCCCCGTAATAAATTAAGTGATCTCGGGCTGTTTGTGTTTGGCACGCTCCCCTCCAAGTAGTTGTATCATCCCCTCCTTTTTCTCCTGGAGCTTTTTCTTCTCCTCTTCGGATAGGTCGTCGGGTATGTTAAGTATTCGGATCTGATATCCCTCACCTTTATGTACTCGTTCTGTGTATTTCTTCGGCATTTTACTTGGTTATTGACTAAATCTAGTTTTTATATAAGGATTTGTACTGTTAATTTCTATTCTATTTTTGTATTTTACGCTATCTATTAGTTATCACATGGACTCTTTTATTGTTTTGTTGTTCTTTTATCGTCGCTCGCCTACAATTTTCTTTGCAGTAGTGTCCGTTTACATCTATTCTATCTATGGTAGTTTGTTTCTCTCCGAATTCTTTTACATGTTTTTCATATGCTTCCCCCATATCGTGTTTGAATTCTTCGAAGTTTCTTCGGAAGCATTTTATTCATCTGTCGTAGTAGTTTTTCTTGCCTGCATGTCATTTTACTCTTCCCTGGATATCTAGCCGTATGGTGTAGAGTCTCATCTTTCTTGTTGGCTGATCGTATTTTCTAAATGTTTTCATTTTTTCTTGGAAATAGCATCAGCATGATACTGGATGTCAATTTGCGAGATTTGTGAGATTGCATACTGTTATTTTTCAGCAGTCGCATTTTGCTTGTACCATTCTTCTCCCATTTTTCTTTTCCACTTCTTTGATGATGGTTAGGTGTCCGTATCTCTTACCTATTATATCTTTATGGACCATGTTCGTACATCCACAACTTTTAGAGATTCATTTTATAACGTGGTATGCTCTTGTTTCAATAATTCTTCAGCATTTGTTGCATTTGCACATTAGTCGTTGATGGTATCAGACTTTTTTTCACAGTCACACTATTGTATATCCTCCATGTATTTCTCCTATCATGGATTCATAGTTGTTTTTAATTCATCTCATTTTCTAGGATAGGTTTTATAAAATCATACCGATCGCATATGTGGGTTTGATATCGCACGATGTTATATTTTACCAATCCGTTGTCGTTTCGGTATATTTCTTCCATCTCTGGTCAAACCTTTTTATCCATATACATCTTGTAGTTTCTATAATTACCATTTTTTATCACATTGCAAGTATAACATTGAGGAAAGACCTGGTTTTCATCAAATCTATATTTCAGGCATCCTCTGGATCTGTAATGTCATGCCTGCATGTGTCTTCGGTAGTCTTCTGCGTTGCATGTGACGCATTTACAGCATCTAATTCAGTTTTTGATGTAGCTGTTCTTTATTCTAACGTACATTGAGAAAAAGCAGTCTGCCACGTCTCTCCGTGACAGCTTGTCTTTTTTCTTTGCTTTTACGTATGATAGGATTCTGATCCGTTCCTCTATATTATCTGGAATTGTCTTCTTTGTGAATAGTTTTTCATATTCCAGGATTTTTTCCTGTGGTGTTTTCATAGTATGGTTTTGTTGGGAATATAAATTTGTTGGCGTACTCTTCCACGTATCCTGACCGTGTGTTTAGCAACTTACTGGAGTTGATATGGTCTGCGTGATATAGTGCGTCTCCTAGACATTTTACGAAGCTCCCTCCGTATGTGCAGAATGCGTCAGCTATTTCTGTTTTGTGTATCCTATGCTCTTTGTCAGTTGCTGGAACTCACTCTGCGAATATTGCGTACTCTGTCAGTCATTCGTACCTTACAAATGTGTATTGCATGTTTATTTATTATGGGTTAAATTATTTACGTTTTTCATTATTCTAGTACAGATTCTAAAACTTTTAGCGGCTCGTCCTCAATTGCCAACAGCATTAATAGTTTTTCAAATGTTCTCACTTTCTCTGGGTTGTTGAATCATGATGTTTTATCGAACAGTCTGTCGCTTATTTTTAGTATGTCTACCTTTTTATTAGTCACGAGTCGAAGTATGAATCATTCTTCTTTACTTATTATTCTACTTTCCTGTACGACTCAGCTATCACCTCAAATTGCTGGGTGTAAACATTTTATGTGTATGCTGTTGTACTCATAATAATATTCGAACATTCAAGGCAGCATTGAGTTTACTCGTTCGTTGAGTAGTGTTATAATTTTTTCCATTAGTATCATTCTTTGGAACTAAAATTTCATGTTATTTTTGCCTGGGACATCTCATTGATTCTCTCATCCTTTATTGCGGACGCTATCCTGATGAGTGCGTCTAGCATAGGAGTGATTTTCTTATCTATGAGAGCCTGGTTCAGGTTGTGTATGGAGATTGGTTGCTGGAGTTTTTTGTTGATTCCCTCCGATGCTGACCTATTTGTTTTGTAATCCTCCCTTGTTATTTCTCGCAACTCTGACCTTGCTTTTTCTATGGCGTGTGCGTTGTACGCCTGTGTTTCGTTTATCTTTGCTAATTCTATGTTGATATAGAATATTGCTTTCTGGAGTTGGAACTGTTTATCATAGTCCACCATAACTTCCTCGGCTATTTTTACAGCTTTTTCTATGTACTTTGTGATTTGGTCTAGTGGCAGTTCCTGTATCTGTACGTCCATGTTTTCGGTAGTCTTCGAAATAAAATTGAAGCGGTCTGCTTATCGCTCATTGGAGCTCTGCGTCCACGAATCTGATACACGTGTCACATCGCAGTCTTGTTTTGTCTTTTGGATCTAGTCGCTTTCCGCATTTCCTGCATCTGTGTTCTATCATCTTTGTGCTTCTATCTAAATAGTCCTCTTCGGAATAGGTTGACGATTATTGTATCTGTGAGGTCCATGTCCTGATCTGTCTCTGCATTTATCACGCAGTTTATTATTGCTAGCTTTTCTACTACTCCTTGGTCTTCGTTGCGTAGCATGTCGTATAGCTTAACGATTAGTTCATCTCTGTGTTCCAGGCCTCTTCTTAGCTCTGCCAGTTCGTGTATGAATCTTCTGTGTTGTCTGTCCATGTCGTCGATCTGGTTTTCTGCGTCTCTGAGTTTTGCTCTGAGTTCTTCTATTACTTGTCCTCTTGGTGTGTAATGTGCCATTATATTTTTCATTTGAAATAAAGGAATGTTAGGTGTGCGTCTCCGAATTTCTCCTTTGCTATCATGAATGTTGTTCATGCTGGTCTTCACTTTCAGGAGAAGTCAGAGACTATGTTTAGCGATCTGCTGTATTTGTATCCGTGTGTTTCTTTCCCGTGTTCCCATATACTTTCCGATCCGTGTCTTTGGTACTCTGGGAATAGGGATTCCAGCACGTCTATTGCAGAGATTGCGTTTATCTTCTCTATCGTATCGAGTGTGTCGTTACGTGTGAAGGTCTTTTTTGGTTGTGGTTTTATTTTTACGATTCTCCTTGGGAGTGCGTTCATGTTGAGCTTTCCCTGGAGTATTGCGTCATTTACATCCTTGCACCCACTGAGTGCTTCTCTTACGTCGTATAGGTGGAGTTCTGTGTATGCGATTCTCTTGATTGACTCCTCCGCTGGTTCGTCTTTGTCCACCAGGATGTACACGTCGTAGATTTTCTTCAGCATTTCTATCTCCTTGATTGCGTGGGGTAGGTTACTGACTCACTTGAGTCACATGAGGTTGTAGTTTTTTGCGTATGGAATTATGGACAGGAAGTCTATCTCTCATTCTACGATGAGTATGTCTTTGTCCTTATCCCACCCGTTCAGGAAGAAGATTCATTTTGACCCGTGGCATGTTCTGGATTTAATTCCGTCATGGTTTTCTGGATCTATGTATCTCTCCTGTCCTCCTGTGACTCAGGCGATACTGTAGAGTGGTACGATTATGCTACATTGCGTGGTTCTACATTTTTCGTGGATGTAGTCACGGTCTAGCATTCTTCTTTTTATGTACTCCTCTACAGCATTGTTCATACTAATAGTCAAAGTCAGAATAAAATTATACCTAGAAGAGCTGTTCATATCATTTGCTTTGTTCTTCTTTTTTCTTCGATTTCCTTTTGGTGTAGAGTGATTGATTGTCTAATTTTTCTCTTCTTTTGGATTTTCTCACTCATCTTTGGAGCTGATTCTAGCTTTCCTAGTCTTATTGCTAGCTTAGGTCACCAGTTTCTCATTCTCCATCTGAATGTTGTGTAGGATACTGCATCTTTTGGATGTCTTATGCAGTGATCTGTGTACTGCTCTCGGTACTTTTTTTCAGCCATTTTGCTATTGGTTATGATATAAATGTTGTATTTTGCTTATATCCACAGTTTGGCGATTTGCAACACTTTTTTTGTATTTTCCGCTAACCTTTGGTTATCACTTCTTGATGATCCTGATGTCGTTCCTCTTTACGTTGCTTCGTTTCTTGAAGTATTTCTTTAGTCTCATACCTTAATATTACTAAGTAAAAAGTCTTCAAGTTTATCTTCATCACATAAGGCACTTTCTATTAGTCGGTATTCGTAAGCCATACAAGTCCATCAAGTAAATCAGTCGCCATAGTCCCAACCACCACTTTTATTTGTAGGCTGTAATCTATTCTCACACACGAATTGCCATAGTCAGCTTGACTTCGTACATAACATTCTATATGGCATATATTTACTTTCGCAAGTATATGTTCAGCCTTTTTCTTTTTTAAGAATAATCCATCAAGCCTCAAAATCATATCATTCTCCTGTTTCAATAAATACATCTTTTTTTCAGAAAGGACACCGTCCCCTTTCTATCAAGCTATTCAATAGCTGTTCTAATTTGTTTTCCATAGGTATAAATAATGATCTAAAATGGTTTTTCTTCTTCCTCCCAGTCTTTGAATCAGCTGAATCCTAAGTCGTCTCTTATCTTTAGGTTTACTGCTTCCGTCCAGTCTATGCGTCCCTGTGTGTCCATGAATTTGTCTGCGTTCAGTCTCCTGGCTTTGTATATTGTTATGTTGGTGTAGTAATCGTCTTCTCTCCACATTATAAGTACTGGTGATGATATTTTTTCTATTGCAGATCAGTCTGCTATGTCGTACATGCGTGGCATTCTTCACTCTCCGTCCATCTGTCTGTTGAGCTGTTGCATTGCTATTATTGCCACGTTCTTTGTTATTGCCAGCTGTTTGAGTCTTGCCATTATGTTTCTGACTCTCTCTGGTTGGCTGTTTCCTGGTGCTTCTATCATTCCGATCCAGTCCACGAATATGACCTCGCACCCTCTATTTGCCATCTCTTCTATTGCTTCGGATAGTGTCTCCAGGTTGTAGCAGTCGTAGGACCTCATGAGGTGTTCTATTGCGAATTTGATTTCGTTTGCCTTGCTCTTGATTCATTCTATCTCCCGTGGTTGGAATTTGTTTATTGTTAGTGCGGAGTGTCTCACTCTTCCTATCCTGCTGACTATCTTGTCGCAGATTTCCTCTTCCGTCATCTCCAGGGACACGAATCCTACTGCGTGTTCTTTTAGCATGTTTAGTGCTATGTTTAGTCATAGCGTTGTTTTTCCTCATCCTGTTCTTGCACAGATTGTCATGATGTTTCATTTGACCGCTCCGAAGATTCTATCATCTATGTCCTTGAATCATGTTGGGATTATGGAGTCGTTGACCTTTCCCTCTATTCTAGCTTTTAGGTCTTGGAGGTAGGTTGATGTCTCCATGATGATTTGTTTCTCCTCGTGTGGTTCTACTAGCTTTGTGAACTCTGGGAGGAGTGGTGCGATTTCGTCGTACCTGTCTTCTTTGATGAGTTCGGCGATGAGCTGTCCTAGGTTGCTCTTGTGTGCCTCTTGTTGTTCTTCTGGTGTCATTTTTGTTTTGGGTTATGGTGTAAAATTAGTGGTAGACTAATGTATTTGGTTTCTCTTCCTTTTTCTTCAGCTCCCGTTCTCTTATTGGAGTGGTTCATTGGTATCAGGATGCTATGCTTTTTTCTAATGTCATAAGCATTCCCTCTTCACAATCCAGTCCATCTTTCTTTAATTTATTTACCCGCCTGGTTAGCTGTCCCTTGTCGAATTTGCGGATCTTTGGTCATGCTTTGTACTGGTCGAATACCAATGTTAATTCTATTACTTTTTGTGGTAGCTGATACTCTATCTCCAATTTGTTTTTTAATTCTTCCAGTTCCTTTTCTTTTATATTATTCTTATTTATAATATTATGTGGAAGATTTCTTCCACCCTCTCATGGAAGATTTTTTCCACCCTCCTGGAAGTTTTCTTCCACCCTACCAATTTTGATAGTTCTTTTGTTTCATTCTTTCAGTTCTACTGTAATGTATCCGTGGTTCTGTAGTTCTGTGATGTGTTCTCTGATTGTTCTTCCTGTCACTCCATATTGTTCTGCTATCCGATCGTTTGTTGCTCGGCAGTATCATTTTTCTGCACATAGCGAACTTATGAAGCAGAATAGTAGTTTTGCCTTATCCGATAGTTGTTGGTCGAATAGGACTCTGTTTGGCATTATACCATATCCCTGATCCAGCATGTTTTTGTTTGGTTAGTATGTAAAAGTCTGATTAGTTTATTTTAGTAAGTATTAATTGTCCCACACAGTGCTTATATCACATTCTCGTTATCAATTCCTCGCAAGTTGTATATAGATTTTTACTATAATTCTTTTCATACTTTAAATCATCTTCCAATTCTCTTATCTTTTTTCTAAGTTCTGCCTTTTCTCTAGCACTTTCATTTTTCACTTTTGATTTATTGTATTTCTGATTTTCACTGAGTTTAGCCTCTAGATTAAAAATTTGTCTTTTAAGATTATCTATCTCAGTATTTTTCTTGACTATCTCTCATTCTAAGAAATTTATCTTTTCTGCTCAGATTTTTTCTATTACTTTTGATATTTCCATAGCTCTAAGGTAATGATATAAAAGTTTGATTATAGAAAAGCACCTCGCTAGGTCGAGTAGCGTGGTGCTTTCCGTGTATTTAAGTCTGACTTTAGCGTCTTACTTAACTCTGTTATTCCATACCCTCGACCTGTATGTTCGTCTCTTATATATTTATTATGTTCCTATTTGCAAGACTTTTTTTTGAATAGGTGATAACTTTTGGTTAGCGGATTTTTCATTTTTTGATTTGATTTTCTTCTACTTTCAAGTATAAGGGGGGTGTTATCATTTATTTATTATTTATTTAATTGCTATGAAAGACAGAAACAACAGAAGTTTACTCGTGGCTATCGACGAGTTCAGGAATTGAAACGTTGAGCCAGGAGATTTGAATTGGGACACTCTTATGTTCTTCTTCGAGGACGCATGTAGAGAGTTCGCATTGGATAAGTTTTACGAGCAAGGTTACTCTGATCCTGAAGCTCAGGAGATGGTTGACTCTCCTAAAGGTCAAGAGTACTTTGAAGAGTATCTTGCTATGTATCTCAGGGATTAGTTTTTATCTTCTTATTATATTATGATCATGGATGAGAAAATGACATTAAGGCAGAAGCTATTCGAGCTTCAGAAATTACATCTTCGTATAGGTAAGAATGCGGAGGCTGGATCTGGTTGAAAGTGGAGTTATAAGTACGCCACTTTGGACAAGATTTGGGATGAGATTCAGGACGTTATGGATTCTCTTGGTATCCTAGAGTCGTCTTCTATTAAGTACAATGACGCAGGAGCTACATTTGTTTATACGTCGTTGTTTAATATTGACGATCCAGATGATACTATCTGCTCTCTATTTCCTTTGGACAATACTTTGTCTCCTCAGGATATGGGAAAGGTAATCACGTATTGACGTAGGTATAATTTGGTTGCTTTGTTGAATCTCAAGATTGTTTGAGAGGATGACGACGCTCAGGGTGTTGGTGCGAAGAAAGCTTCCATCAATGGTGACAAGTTCGTTGATACTATATTGGATAGTTGAAATCTTGAAAAGGCGAAGACTTTATTGAGTAAGGTTGAAGCTGGTGAGTATTCTCTATCTCCAAAGAAGTTAGAGACTTTAGTTGCATTTATCGATTCTAATGTATAGAATGGATGCGTTACACGCCTCGTGTGAGAATACTGCGAGGCGTAAGATTAAGAAGCTTTGCGATAGTATATTGAGGGATGAGTGAGTTCTAGTTGGTCTTGCTGATCTCTCCTATCGTGGAGATAATGTTTGGACATTTGTCCTGGTGGATAAATTGCCAGACAAGTGATATTTACTTTGATGAAAGAAATATAATGAACGTTGTGAAAACAGAAGAGATCCATATGTATGATAAGACTATCATGTTCTATCCCACTTCCCATCAGTACAAGCTGGTGGTGGGTGAGAAGAAATCTGATTGGCAGACGATTGACTCTGTGTCTCGTATTTGCGGGATTGTAGATAAATCGGACGCTTTATTGATTTGGGCTAGTAGGCTTTGCTCTGAGTATCTCCTATCACTTCCTGTTCAGAAGAGGACGGATGAAGAGGTGAAGATTGCTGTTAATAAGCACAAGGAGAAGAAAGAGGAAGCTGCTAACATAGGAACGTTGGCTCATGCTTGGGCTGAGGAGTATATCAAGAAAGGGGATATTTCTTTTCCTGACGATCCACAGGTTGCTAATGCTGTGAATGGTTTCCTTGAGTGGAATTCGCAACATGATATCAAGTGGCTTGCGTCTGAACGTTTCGTGTATTCCGACGAGTACAATTACGTTGGTATCTGTGACGCTATTGCAGTTATTGACGGGAAGAAGTATTTGGTTGACTTCAAGACTTCGAATAGGATTCGTAAGTTGGAGTACGGAATGCAAACTTCTGCGTATGTATATGCTTATGAGGAGGAGACGGGAGAAAGGATTGATGGAGTTATAGTTGCTCGTTTCTCTAAGGACGACATGGACGTACCTTTTGAGGTGTTCGAGTTCAAGAGCGACGACATATTGTTTTTCTTCGATCTATTCAAGTCTGCTCAGAAGCTTTACAAGGCGAAGAAGCTCTACGACAAGTAGATTTTATTCTTTATTATTTCACATGAAACAAAACATTTTGAAAATCGTGCTTAGTATCGTTGTCATTTTAATTGTGACGTTTATTATTTTTGGTGGGGTGGTTGTTGTTCGTTCTGCGTTCACTCATGACGATTTGTGAGCAATAGCAAACGAACTGAACCAGCAAAGAGACGCAAAGCAGGAGTGTTTAGATAATCTCACTTATGAGGAATCGAGACAATCTATATTATGATTCACTAAGCCATGTGTTCAGTATGATGAGAGAATTATGGAATTGAAAGCTGAATTGGATTCGTATTTAGTAAAGGATTATATGAAACCTGCGGGTTTAGCGGAGAGCAGACAAGCTCAACAATAAATCCAGCCACCTGATCTGTTGACCATGTTGTTGAGGTCAACGAAATGGTTGCTGTGGAGGAGGTCGAGGATGTCCTCGAACCCCTCCCTGAAGTGAAACATTTTACTGGATCTATTCGCCACACATGATATCCTGAGGATTCTCTAGCTCAGAGAGTTGTCAGTTATGCGTATGAGTTAGGTGGTTTGGATTTCGTTCTTGTGTTTGAGTGTGAGAATGGAACGTATGACATGAATCGTTTGGGTGATCATGGACACGCTCATGGATTGTGTCAGATTAACGACCATTTCCACAAGAATATTCCAGCTGAATATTTCACGGATTGGAAGTTTGCGGTAGAGTATTGTTATCAGAAATGGAAGTCGGGGACTCCTTTTTATGGACCTACGACCAGGAGGACTTCTACCAAATGAATGATGTGCAAGGATTACGTTTTAAATAGATTTGTAATAAATGATTAAATGGTTATTTATTATTGCTACAGTCGAAGTGTGTTTGTTTTGAGTCTGGATTGTATATGAGTGTAGCATTCCGTATTAGTTTTATTTCCTTATTATATATTGCAATGGAAGTATTATTAATTATTCTTGGACTAGCAATTTGGGCTGGTCAGGTTATGGCAATTATTGTTTGCTGTAAGAGTGAGTCTCCAAAGTGGTTAAGGGTTTGTGGAGCTATTGGATCTATCTTGTTCTTATTAGCATTCTTGTGAAATTCTATGTAATTTATCTGGACCTGCATTTGTAGGTCCATCTAATGCGAGGAGATGCTTTGGTATGCATACGACTCTCATAAGGTCGTCGTTCCTGGTTCGAATCCAGGTCTCGCAATGTTGTTGTTTGTAAATAAAAAGCAGAGCTTTGTTGCTCCGCTTTTTTGTGTAGGAATTATTTTCTCCTACCTCCTCTTTTTCATCCACAAGGCATGTTTATATTTGGTTAGGATCTAAATCTTTTTTCTCTTCCCTTTTTATAAGTGTGTCTGGGTATTCCTTAGGATTCTTGTCCTTGAAGTAGTAGTTGGTTATCTGCATTGCTACGGATAGGAAAGCAACTATTACTCCTGTCTTGTCTTCTATGTTTGCGAATACATAGTATCATGTGAAGACACACAGACAGATTATAATTATTAGGAAGACGAGTTTTGTTATAGATAGTTTTTCTCGTAGATTTTTCATGGTTCTATTTGCAGAATATAAAAGTTTTCTTTTTGATAATGTTTTTATAATACCTATTTAATTTTTTGTATTTTAATGATTCCTATCACAAATAGGATTAAGAATATAAGAAGGAGAAATAATTTTAGCATATTGGATTAAAGGAAAGGATAAAAGGCTGATTAGTATAACTTAGTTCGGCTTATGTCTGGTTGTACTGCTTCGTTTTTGAATGGTCTTATTGAACAAGCTCTACTTACGGGGTTATAGCCAGGTTGGTCGGCTCTATTAGCATAAGATTGTTGTCTCGCCGCATTTAATCAATAAGATAAAGCTAACGCAGTAGATGTCCAAATATATGCTGTGGTATCCCTATTCATAGTGCCTCAGCTTTCTGTAAGTCATCAACATAAAGGTATTTTAAGATATGAGAGATATTTATCTGCTCAATATCATCATTGTCAGCTACCATTTGCAAAATTCCATAATCACATACTATTTCATAAAGTACCTAGTGCAAGCATTTCAGTTCTTGATGGGATATGCCATCATTCAGCACAAGGTCATCTTCTAGCTACTAATGTATCTGTTGTATCCCCCCAGAGATTTACATTTTTGCTGCTGTCCCAATATGTAGCAGTTATATACGTAGATGAGTTATAATAATTATTAGGTCAGTAGTTTTGTGCATTTACTTGTGTAGGACTTGTAGTGGTAGGTCAAGTAAACGGAAATCAATAGTTGTTTCATCGCTGGTAAAACTTTCAGCAATTACTTTCGCTCATCGTATCTCAACTAGAATATACAGCTGTTGCTCACAGATTTTTATCTGCTATTGTTAGCCAAGTGTTTCAATCACTACTCAGACTTATTAAGTCTTCTGTTTTATTCCAATATATTCAAGCTGTTGTTATAGGTGTTGCACTAGGTCGTACTTTTGTTTCTCATAGATAGACTGCTTTAGCTGCTCATTCTTCTGTTGTTCATTGGCTTACTCATCATCGGAGATTTCAGTTATCTGTCGTGTCCCATCTATATGGACTTGATGATACAGTTATAAATGTGTCACTTGAATAATAATTTCAAGGTCAATATACACTAGCATCTACTTTTGTGCTAGAAGTAGTTACACTTCAAGTTCGTGGAAATCAATAATTATTTCATCGTTGATAATATTTTCAACAGTTTGCTTCTGATAAAGTATCTCAACTATTCCATACTGTAGTAGCTCATAAGTTTTTATCTGCTATTGTTATCCAAGTCTGTCAGTCACTACTTAATGAAATTAATCACTTTGAGCTATTCCAAAATATTCATCAGCTTTCTATACTCGTTCAATATAGCTTAGTCCAAGAAGACATAGGCACAACAGGGGAATTCTTGAAACAACGGACAGAGGAACCGTACGTACGGCGGTAGACATCCTGAGGATTAAGAGTATCCGAATTGAAGTACAGGTTGTACGCGTAATTAGTATTGCTACGCGAAGAGGACCAATAGTACCCGTAGGAACCCTGACCGTAAGCACCAGCAGACGAGTTGCTACGGTAACCAGCGAAAGGCAACTTTAATGCTATTCAAAAGTTAGTTCAGTCTGAACTTCATCCACCTAAAGCTGTTCGGATATTTCTTACAGTTTGCCATTCTGTATTAAGTGGTACGTGGAACCCATCAGGACAAGGTCACTGCATATCACTTATAGTTATACTTCATCAAGCATACAGATTTTTTATCTCTTTATCTCATATATAAATACTCATTCTTTTATTTATTAAGAAATAAAGATTAGTCTGTTACAATAGTTATCACATTACTAGATGTTCAACTAGCTGGTGCTGATGTGGATGTTACTATCTTGTAGAGCTGGTCTCAAACTACTAGGTTTCAAGATACTGTCTGAATTCAAGTTACTCATCACCAAAGATTTCAATTATCTGTCGTGTCCCATCTTCAATTATATTTTATGAATGTATCACTTGAGTAATAATTTCAAGGTCAATAACTACTTGCATCTACTTGAGTTGTACTTTGATTTGCTATTGTTCAAGTTCGTGGGAATCAATAATTATTTCATCGTTGATAATATTTTCAACAGTTTGCTTCTGATAATGTATCTCAACTATTCCATACTGTTGTGGCTCATAAGTTCTTATCAGCTATTGTTATCCAAGTAGTTCAATCTGAGCTTAATGATATAAGTCAATCTGCAGAACTCCAAAATATACCACCTGCTTCTATACTTGTTCAATATAGCTTAGTCCAAGAAGAATTAGGTATAGCTGGGGAATTCCTAAAACAACGTACAGATAAACCGCGCGCACGGGTGTCGCTATCCTGAGGACGAAGAGCAGTCGAAACGAGGAGCAGTTTGTACGCGCTATAACTATAGTAACGCGAAGAGGACCAATAGTACCCGGTGGAACCATGTTCGCTAACACTAGCATCGCCGTAATTACGGTAACCAGCGAAAGGCAGCTTTAATGCTATTCAAAAGTTAGTTCAGTCTGAACTTCATCCACCTAATGCTGTCCATACATCATAAACAGCTTGCCATTCAGTTGTTAAAGGTACGTGAAATCCACTAGGTGCAGGTCACTGCATAGCTGTGTAATCTTTTCACTCATACGTACCATCCAATCAGATTTCATCATTTGTTATATCTATTCAGTTTCCTGCTGTATAGTTACCACCTGTTTGGATAGTCACATCTCCATACTGTCAGTTTACACTTGTGACTCAGGTATTTGAAATAGTGTTTCAGTTAATTCAGATTCATGTACCTGGTGTTAGTGTATTTTGTTTTCCCGCTATTGTAGTATCCATAGAGCTGATTTTGTCGTAGACAGCGTTTTTACTTGGAGCTTGTGTTGTGTCTCAATTCCATGATGATCCATAAGCTACATCACTTATTATTTGTGGATAGTCTATATTTACCTCTGTTATGTTTGTTACTTGTCAGAGATTGTTGGTTGTGATTTGTGGAACTTTCTGTCCTGTACCTTTTGCAGTATATGCTGTTTGTGTATCCAATGTATTTTGTTTTCAGCTTAGGTCTATATTTGCTGTTCCGTTAGACATAACACTAGTTCAGTCGACTTTTACATCTTCTACGGGGAAGTTGTAATCTGTGTTATTGAATTTAAATTTTTTGAGTCTAGCCATTATATTATTGTGTTATTATATAAAGCACATTTGCTTCAGTAGCTGACGCTTCACTTGAAGTAGCAACGATTCTTCCGTCTACGTATGTTTTTGTGGTTAGCTGTGTTCAAGATGTTGGAGTTAAAGTTGAAGTAGGGAGATTTGTGTTGAATGTATTTGTTCATGTGAATGCGTTTGTTCCAGCTTTTGTTGCATATCCGCTCAAATCTAGAGTTGCTCATAATGGATCTCGCTCTGTTCCGTTCCATACATAGTTTTGTCAATCTCTATCTGTTACATTCCATACATCTCATGTTTTTTGGTCTGTTAATGCCTGGAGTTGAGCTCGTGTACAGCTACCTTTTACTCTATATACAGAACCGAGAGCTTGGATCGCATCGTATACAGCATTACTTGTTACTGCGTTTGTTGAGTTCTCTGTTACTGTGCTGTCTATTTTTACCATTCAGTATGTTGAAGCTCATGCTGATGGGAATGTGATAGTACTTGCGGAAGCTTGGTTTGTAGTGAATGTTCCAATTGTTGTAGTTGTATCTGGAGATTTCAATGTAACTGTAGTGTTTTTTATAGCTCAGTCAACATATGTTTTTGTTGTTAAATCTGCCGCATTTGTAGGAGTTTTTGTTGATGTAGGGAGAGATGTATTGAATGTGTTAGTTCCTGTAAATGCGTTCGTTCATGTTGTTGTGGCGATGTTATTCAATGCTACTGCTCATGTCTGTGGAGTTCATTCATTCAGAGACACACTTGATACTCATGTATCTAGTGAGTTTATTGCGTCGTATACACCTCATGATGTTATGAGGTTTGTACTGTCTTCGGTTGGAGTTGTGTCTGTAGGAAGATCTAGTGTAGAGTCGCTAGTTTGGTTTGCAGTAAAAGTTACTGTGTCTATTACCGTATTTCCATTTTTACGGTTGATAGTAAGTTGTCCGTCTGGTAATGTTAAATCTACACCACCAAATTTGAATTTTTTGATTACAGTCATTTTTTAGTCTGTTATAATATAAAGTACTGTATTGTCTGTTGCAGACGATTCGTCGTCTGTACTTACTGTCCTTGTATCCACATATCATTTTGTGACAAGGTCTTTTATATCTGTTGGTATTGCACTACTTTGTGGTAGTGTGGAGAATGTTTTTAGTCATGATATAGTTTGTGCTGATGTTAGGTCTAGATATGAAGATGTCATTCATTCGTATTCCAATTGGATTGATGACGTTGCGACAAACTGAAGGATATTCATTTTGTTTGTTTGCATTGTTACATCTAGTCCGTTTGGATTAGAGATGTTATTTCATAGTGTCACCGTATATGCTGAGTTTCATTGATTCACTCTCAATATGTATATTTGTCATTCTTTGAGTCATGTTCATGCTGATATTGTGAAGTTTGATGTAGGGGTTGTATATGTTCTTAGGTTCTCTATCGTAACATCTCATTGTTTTAGTACCCGTCTGAAATCTGCATACTGCATATCTCACACAAGGTTGTCCCATTTGAACTCATCGTCGTTGTTATATCTAGGTCAATTTCACAGCTGTGGACTATTCACTGAATTTATTCTCACAGGCTTGATTCTTGTTGACATTATTATTGCGTTATGAGATATAAAGTATTTGAGTCTGTTGCTATACTCTCATTTGCTGTGGGAGTTATTTTTGGAACTGTATCGATATCTGCTTTATTCGCTAGGTTTGCAGATAGCGAATTTATGCTTTGTGCTATGGCTTTATTTTGTACGGGGTTGGTAGATTCTTCACTAAGGCTTGGATCTATCACAAGTCACGCTCATCATCATTCTCAGTATCAGAACGTTGTTTCGTCTTCATATGTTACAAATTGTCATGTGATTGGATCTATATTTGCCTTTAGTCTACTTGGCTTTAGTTTTGTAACCATGTTTTATTCAGTTAAGTAGTAAAATTAGTTTGAACTTACTACTCGGATTATTGCATATTCTGTTGCTCATAGGTTAGAGAATGTTACTACTCCGTTTGCACATGTGTAGTCTGTTGTTGGGAATAATGCAGTTCCAGAATCTGTGAACACCATTATTGAGCTATCACTAACTGGAGTATGTTGTAGAGTGTAAGTTGTTGCACCTGCAGAAGTTGTTTCTGTATAGAATCCAAGGTTTACTGCTATGTTTATGTTTCCGTTTCCGAGTATTGATTGGTTGTTTATTGTTTTGATATTTTGTCCACTTATCAATGTTTCCTGCTTTGTATTTAATGCATCCAATACAACGTGAGATGATGGATATTTTGTTGTGCTATCCGTGATTGTAGCTGTATCTTTATTTGTGATATTTTCTGGTGTATATCATAAGCTATCTTGTTTTGCGTCTAATAGAGTTTTTACTACTGCACTTGATGGATAGTGAGTTGCGTCGTTTACTAGAGTTACAGTATCTTTATTTGCTTGGTTCTCTGGAGTATATCAGATTGCGTCCTGTTTATTTGTCCATGTTTGGATCTGTCCTGCTGTTACGAACTTGTTTGTAGTAGCTGTATCATCTATATCGTCTGCGTCTAATACTACAGCTCATGTTTGTCCGTTTACTGATATTACTTCTCCACTAGATAACAATACCTGCCAATCTGCTAGTGTAGATGGATTGTTGTTATTTAGTTTTACGAAAGTTTTTGAGATATCTGTCCTGATTGCTCTATCTCATGTTTCTGCAGTCAATGCAAGCATTGCAGCTTCACTATCTACTACGAATGTCTGTCCTATAGCTAGTGGAGGTAGTACAGAATCATCTAGTTTTCCTGATGCATTTAATGCTGCTACTCCATTTGCTACGTTCTTTTCATTTTGAAGTATGAACTGTGTTGCTGTCCCATTTGGTCATAGGATGAATTGGTCGTTTACAGTTAAGTCTTGATCTATTGTTGCACTTCCTCCGATACGAGCTGATCCATCTATGTTAGCGTCCTGGTCGATATCTACAGATTTTTTGAAGTTAGCTGCTTCATCTACTGTGAGAGTTCCTCAAAGTCTAGTGTTTCATGTTGCTTCTAGCGTTCAGTTGAATGTTCAGTTATTTCAGCTGATATCTGCTCCACTTATATTTCCTGTAGCTGCTATAGTTCAATTCACTGAGGTATTTCCTGCTGTTAGTGTTCATTGGATTTCAGCATTTCATTCTATAGTTGCATTTCATCCGATATTTGCATCTCATTCTGATGTAATACTATCTACTGTTGTTGCACCTGCAGTTAGAGTTCATGTGATTTCTTCGTTTCAAGCTATTGTTTGATTTCATCCGATAGTTGAATTTCAGGATATGTTTTGACTATCTGCTGTGATATCTGTTGCAGTTAATGCTGCTAGTGTAGAAGCTCAAGCTACTTCGAAATCTCATGCTATTTGTGCATCTCATTCTATATTTAAAGCTTCTCTTACAGTTAAGTTTCCTGTGATTGTTACGTCTCACAAGTACCAAGCTAATGCAGAGAAGTCTCCAGTTATTTCTGTTCCGTTAGACAATACGAATGTGTAGAGTCAGTCGAATGGATCTGATTCTGGGTTTGTTTCTCTGATTGATTCTAGTCTTACGTCAGAATATTGAGGAATTGCAAGTCCTTGGTTTACTACGAATCTTACTTCGATGTAAGCGTCATTAATGTCTTGTACCATAAATTGTCCTACTGAAGCACTTTCAGTTGATAGGTCGATTTTCTGGTCTGCTGTCATTGTATAGAAGAATCCTACCTTTGGTGTTCCCTCTCATGAAACTTCCATTTTGTATGTATTGTCCCATGCTATTGGTGTGTAGTTTACTCTATCCAATTCTTTTGTTTCGTTTGTCTCTGAGAAGACTTTTTTGTCATCACAGATTCCCCAGATAAGAGATTCTGGTGTAGCCAGGTCTACGTACATTTGTCCTCCTGCTCATTGTACTAGAGTGAGGATGTCTCCTGGTTTACATACTAATCAGTTCTTTGCTACGTTAGAGTATGAGAAGCTGACCGTGTTGATTCTTGCTGTTTTTACTGCCATCTTAATATTAGTAAAGGTGTAAAATTATTTTACTGCCTTGAGATTATATGGAATTTTGCATTTTTCAAGTGCTAAAGTATAAATAAAAAGAGTGCCTACACTTGTGGCACTCATTCTAAAGGTTTTGCTGGAGTCAGCTGTTGCATTCCTGCTTGTTGCATTGCGGATTGTCATCCCATCATTTGAGATACTGCGTCTCCTCATTCATTCATTCCTGCAAGTTGCATGATGTTTTCTTTCATCTCTGCTATTTGCTGTCTCTTCTTGTCTTTCTTTGACTCTGGGAATGTGTTGAAGTTGTAATCCCAATACAAGTCCATCAGCTTTCCTATGTTCTTTATTTCCTCTGGTGTAGCGAGTTGTGGGTTTAATTGCCACAATGCTACTTTGTTTTGTACGTATTGTGTGAGGTTGTTTTTGTCTACCATTTTCCATACTCCGTTGTTTGATACGGTCTGTACTATTACTCTGAATCTTTGTTTGATCATGTCTTTCTTGAATTCAAAGTATCCGTAATCTCCCATATCTTCTTCCTCTATTTCTATCTTTACTCCTTTTTGCTTTATCTTCCTGTCTGGTACGACTATCTTTGGTGTCTCTACTCTTGTCTCTACCAGTTTTCCGTCAGAGTATGTTTTCTTTGTTATGTTTATCAGCTTGTATCAGAACTGCACGATGTTATCCATTGCTGCGTTCAGACATGCTGTTAATAGATTATTCTTTCCGTCTTCCAACGATCCAAGTCTTGTGTTCCTATTGTTTTCTATTATCTCCACAGTTCCTAGCTGTGCAGCACTTGGTTCGTATGTGCTTCTTAGGTTCTCTCCTGTATCCATTGTTATCTGGTTGTCAATGAATTGGAGTACTGCCTGGTAGTTTCCAACGTTGCTTGCTACCTGTGTGAGTTGCATGTCGTTTACTCCACCAGTCATTGATATTTTATTGATCCTGTTAGTTCTGATATTTTGTGTTCCGTCTACGTCACTTCTGTTTCAGATTAGGAGTAGAGGACTTCCTGACATTCTACTATTATCTAACAAGTTTTGAACAATCTCTTCTTTATATACTACCATTGGTTGTATCTTCTCAGGAATTCAGATTCCGTATAGGCATGTTTCATCTGGGAAGTATTGAGCCATAGCAATTGGGAGCTGTCAGCTTATGCTTATCATCTTTCCTCTGTATATTATCGTATTGTAGTTTGCGATGATTGCCATGTCTCCTGTATCTTTGTTGTAGTATCTATGGATTATTATTGGCTTGTTTTCGTCGTTTGTACCATTTTCTATTGATTCCAATGGATATGGTTGGTTGAAGTTATCTGTCCTTTGTGTTTTTAATAGGTTCAGATGTTTGAAGTTTGGATTATTTCCCCATCTCTTCATTACTTCCTCGTACGTCAGAGTTTCCTGGATTATGCAGTCTGTTGCGTCTGACATTCTGGCGTGGATCGCTTTGTCATCTACCCAGACGTTTCTGATAGGAATCCATTGAGGTGTGAATATGTTTTGTATCTCTACTACTTCGTCGTACTTTACATCGTATAGTCAGTCTGATTCGTCAGATGGTTTATAACTTCTTGCTGTCTTTTCCCATATTCCTGTGAAGAAGCAACACGTTCCGTATCTTCTTCTCTCTCCTAGTCCACGTTTCCATTCGTCATGGAATCCTCCAGCGTAGATTTGGTAGTCTAGCATCATCTTTGCTACTAGGATTTCGTTCTGGTCTGGCTCTCATGTTGGACGCAATGTGTAGTTTAGGTTAGTTCATTCTCTACCTGCTGACATTTCCATTACGTTGTGTTCCTCCTTTAGAGCCACAAGGTAGTTTCCGTAGGAATCATATTGTGGTTTCTTTAGCATAGTTGCGTCTATGGCGTTCCACTTTACGTCGTATGGATTACGAGCAGCTTTCATGAGATTCCATCTTTTTTGGTAGTAGGACAAGAACCTTTCGTTCTCTATCTCTACGTTGATTACTTTTTTTGGTTTCATCCTTGATTATGTTGGATATAAATTATGGATTGTATGGATCTGGTTGTTTTGGTTTTTGAGTTTGGGCATCTATTATAGCATTCAGTCAATATAGTTGTTTGTCTGTAGCTTGTTGATCCGTGATATTGAATCAATTGTATTTTTCCCGTCATCAAGAGTTTTTATTTTCGACTCTTTTTCGCATATATACAGTTATTGACGGTTGATAATTTGATGCTCATGTCGTCACTTTTACCGTTCATCATTCCTCTCACTGTGTTATATCTTGTTGAGATAGAGCAGCAGCTCATAGTTCTTTTTCTGCATCTTTTAGGTTTACATTTTGTGACGTATCATCTACACATACCAAGCACCTCCCCTTTCAGAAAGGTACTCGATATGTTCATTGCCATATTCCAGATGGTATCATTTTATCTGTTGTTATGTAGATTGCTCACACTGGGAATGGGCATTCTATACTATATGAATTATAATCCATTGTGTTATTTTAGGTTAAATTGATTGAACGATTTTATATGGTTGTGATTTTTGATGTAATGTCTTTCCCATCCATTCTACTCACAAATATGTCGCAAAGTATCATCATAAGTATGTTCTCACATCTCCTGATGGATCTAATGCTCATTTAAATGTGAATCAATATGGGCTTCATGCGACTCCAGGAGTATCTGTTTGTGGTCTATAATATAGAGATATCATATCTCATTCATATAGGTCTACTTCACAGTCCATTGTTAGGTCTAGCCAAGGTCATTGTACTGTAGCATATGCTCATCCTTGTTTTGCAGTAGCAAGCCATACTGAATTATAAGATTGATCTGTATTTCTTGATGTTTGTAAATGTATGCTTCATCTTCATAGATTGATGTACATATTCTGTGATGGTTTGTTGTTTTCTACTATTATGTGTCAGTATACTCTATAATGACCGTCTTTTATAATGTTTATTCATTGTGCTGTTACCATATCATGATTTCATGTACATTTAGTGAATGTCGCTTGTGCTGGTACACCATTTAAGTCTGAGTCAAATGATCATGTAACAGTTTGGTCATCTACTCTAAATACCATCGCACTCCAGATATTTCCATCTCCTGCCATTCAGTCTTTTGATAGTAGTTGCCAGTATGGATTATCCTTTGGTGCGTCATCTCCTGCTGGTACTCATCCTTGCGTGATATAGTATCAGAATATTTCATTTCCCCATGGATCAAATTCTCCTGTGCTTGCTCTTACCATAGCGAGTTGAGTATATGGAGTATTTGCGTTCCATTCTCATTCATTATGTGGAGATATTCAGTCGTTTCCTTTTTCTCCAGGAGCTCCAGGAGCACCATCTTTTCCAGGTCTTCATTCTACTGGTACTACTATTGTTCCTCCTGGTTCTCATTGCTCTCCATCTGCACCATCTACATTGAGGAGCATCCATCCGTCACTCTCTCCTGGGATATCTTGAGAACCTGCAGGTCTTGTTTTATCATTCCATATCCAAGAACATCCTACTCCGTCCTGGTCTGGATATCTTACTATGTCTAGGTATTCGTATGTATATGCAGAGCTCCAGTCGTTTCTTGGTCTAGGAGATTTTCCATCTTCTCCATCTTCTCCTCTTGGGAGTGTTAGGTCGAGTTCTCTCATTGTTGGAGATACTGTTCTGATATTTGCTGCAGGAGTTTGTCCTCCTGTTACTTCTCCTATTCTAAGGTCTATTGTGTCTCCATCTTCTCCTTTTGGTCCAGGTTTTCCATCTTCTCATGGCTGTCAGTTTGCTCAAGCTGGAATTTGGAACGTTAGCTCGTAGTTATTTCCTTGTGGATCTACGATTAGGTTTGCTGGTGAACCTACTGGGAGTGTTTGTACTGGTTTGAACGTAAATGTTGGAGTTTCTCCGTCTTCTCCCTTTGGTCATTGTGGAGATAGTGAAGAATCGAAATAGTATGTGAATTCTCACTTTGTTGGAGTTATAACTTGCTCTAGTCTGAATTGTCCTCATTTCTCTGCTTTTGTTGCATAGTTGATATGTTGCAATTCTCCGATTATCAAGAACGTTTGACCTACGTCTTCCTGTGTTATTTCTCCGTTTTGTACTTCCATTGTGAAAGTCTCCCATCTTCTTTTTGGGAAGTAGATACACATTCTATCGTGTCACTCTGTAGCAGGTTCTTTGACTTGCTCTTTGTTATAGATGTCGTTTGTTGCGATTCACTCTATAACTGTTGATGGTGTTGCAGGTATTATGTAACCATTCTCGAGAGAGACGAATATTCCGTCTCTCAGTTCGATTCATTCCTTGATTGGTTTTTGGATGGCTACTGGGAATAATGTCTGCCTTGTTTTATTCTTTGATGTTCCCATTTATTATGGTTTAGGAATTAAATATTAATTTGTTGTAGTTTTTTATTTTGTTTTTACAAGATTAGTCTTCTGATGTTCAAGCTCATCCTGCACGATATTCGTCTCCATAGTTGTTTGAGTTAAGTATCTCTCGTTGCCTGTCTGTTAGTTCCGTACTTCATTCTTCTCTATTTTCTCGTTCTATTTGTCTTTTGAGTAGGTCTTGTAGCACTCTTAGTTCAGACAAATCTTGTGCGTATAATTTTTTTCAGTTATCTTGTCGTTTTTTCTTTAGCTCATCTATTCTTTTTTGAATTTGCTCTGTTGTATAGTCTCATAGTCCTGGTTCTTTATTTACTGTACCATCTTTTGCTACGTCTACTAGTGGAGTTCATCATGTTGGCTTATTTGGTTCTGGTTTCTTTGGAGTAGTTGGTTCTTCTGGTTTATCTCATCCTTTGTTTTTCTTGGTTCTTGGATTTACTTTATCCATATTCCATAATAGTACATAGTCGTGAGATGTTTCTACTCAGTCATATTTTGTTACATCTCTCATAGTTTCTATTACTTCTTTGTTTGATTTTCCAGATTCTCATTTTATGAAGCTTGATAGCTCAGCTAGTGGTACATATTGCCACATTTCGTTTGGTTCTATTCAGAGTTTTTCACTTATCTGTTTGATTTTTTCTTCTGAGATAGTTGTTCCCTCTTTTGCTATCAATAATCCTTTACCGTCTATTGTGTATTGGTGCTTCTTATCTGTGTATGCATTATCTGATTTTGTACTTACGGATAGTCCTATTCAGTTTGGATCGTCCTTTGTTTTGTCTAGGTCGAATTCTTTTATATTTGAATCACTTGCGTGGTAGAATTCTTTATATGGAGACAGTGTGTTTGTGAACTCTATTTTTTCTCTATCCGTCATTTCTCATCTTGCGTCCGTTCCTCATTTGTAGAATAGGCTGTCTTCTATTTCTTTATTTATCTGATTCAACTGCTTTCTTTCTTCCTTGGATAGTTTATCGGTTTTAGTTTCTTTTTCTCATTCTGCGACTTTTTCGGACGATACTACCTCTGTTTTCTCGTTATTTTTTTGATATTCTGGTTTATATATGTTTTCTTCTACCCACGCCATTTGCGTTTCTGTCAATCCTTTATTTCATTGGAATGAGTCGTATTCTCATATTTTCTTTCAGTCCTTAAACACAGTCACGAATGGTGCACCTATCTGTGTCTCTGGATCGTATCATTCTACCTCCATTGATATTCATTCTAGTTCTTTGCTTCTTTGTTCTTCAGTTATTTGTGGAGTCTCATTCTGGTCTAAGTTTTGTCTTTCTTCTTCTATCTTCTCTGCCTCCTTTATTTCTTCAGCCTCTACCTCTTTTGGTTTAGCGAATTGTCCTTGTTCTTCGTATGTTAGTTTGTCGAATTCGTCTGATATCTTATCCATCTGTTTTGTGTATTCTCTCTTATTCTCTCTGTATGGAGTTTCTGACCTCTTTTTGTCTAATCTCTTATATTCGTTTGCTAGTTCAGTTTTTTGAGCTTTGAGTTCTTCCTTTGCTTGTATCTCTACGTTTGCTTGTTCTATTATTTGGTTTAGCTGAGTTTTCTCTTCTTCGGATAATCTCTTTCTCTTGTTTAATCTTTCCTGTGCGACTCTTGCTCTTGTTTTAGGACTCTCTAATGTTGCGATTTTGTCTACAGAGCTTGTATAGGTAATGTTCTGTGACGCTTTTTTACCCATATCTGCTCTTAGCGTATCTGTCTTTGCTTTGTCGGATCTATAGAATCCTTTATATCATTTTGCATACTTTTGAGCTTGCTCTCATTCTTCTGGAGTGATTTGGCTTTCTATTCTGTCATATTCTTCAGTAGTTTCCAGAGTATCGAAGTCTCTATTCGTTTCTCTTACCATATCTTCCCTCTGTTTTTCTCGTCTCTTGTCTCATTCACGTTCCATTTGGTTTCCTTTGTAGATTCATGCTATTTCTTTTTGTGCTTGTTGCTGGTCTGGAGATTGCATGATTTCAGCTTGTGTGTTTTGTCTTCTAGCTTTTTCTAGTGCTGATTTTGCAGCTTCTATGTCTACGTTTGGATATTTCTTTGGATTAGCGACAACTTCTTCAAGGTCTTTGATATCTGCACCATCATAGTTTGTTGTTTCTTCTGGAGCTCATTCCTCGATTTCCATGATGAATTCTTCTATTGAAGATGGCTCTTTTTGGATTTCTTTTGCGATGTTTTCATCTGTGAGTTCTTCTCCTTTTTCTATTACTTTATTTGTTGCATCTTCTTCTATTATGTCTGCAGTTTCGTTTAGACTCTTCTCCAATATGTCTGCCACTTTCTCTGCTTCTGGAGAATATGTTGTTTCCTCAGTCTTTCAAAGTGATGCGTCGATTATTTGTTGCTCTGCTTGATTATATCCTTGCTGTGTTTTTTCCTTGTCTTTGTATGTTTCTTTTACTCATCTATCTTCTGGTAGAGTGAATGTATCTGTAGCTTCTACTCATCCTTGTGTTGATTCTGGGAGTCTTGGAGTTGTATCTCATACTCATTGACTTCTTAGATATCTTTCCCACTCGGCTTGTTTTTGTTCTCTGATTTTTGCTGCCTGTCTATCTATCAATATTTGTGTAGCGTCATCTAGCAGTTTATCTATCTCTGCTTGTGTTTTTCACTCTGCTATTTTTGATAGCTCGTTGTATCTTTCTATTTCTCCTTTCTTGAAGCTAGCTTTTGTGTTTCAGTCTACTTTTAGAGCTTCTACGTATTGGTTATATAAATCTCGGTCTAGCTTTGTTTTAACTGCTTTGGATTTTAGTGCGTTTCATAATCTTTCTAAAGTAGTGAATCCTAGTGATCCGAGAACGAATCCTCATCGTCATCCTACAGTTGATGCTAGCATTACTCATGCGTATCTTATCCAGTTTCCTAGCCATACACGAGTTTGTTTATACTGTGTCTTTGCTTTTATTGTACTATTTACAATGTCTGGAGAATATTTTGTAAGCTCTACCAGTTTTTTTATTCCTGGTAGGATATTCTCCATCTGGTCTAGTGTTCCTTTCTCATCTCGCTTTAGTATTTGATTCTTTGCGTTATCTTTTAGCATTGAATCTTTTCATAGTAGGTCTGATAGTACTTCAAGGTTTTCTGAAAGTTCAGCATATCCTTGGTCTATCTTGCGTAGCATTTCAGATGATCCTTGTTGCTCTAGGAATTCGTTCCATCTCTCATATAACGCTTTTTTTATTGCTTTAGGGAAATTACCAGAGCTATCCCAATCTCCTTTTGAAGTGAAGTTTGTTCTGATATTGTGTGCGTCTTTTTCTGATATCCATGATTTTTCTGTGATTATATCTGTCATGGATTCTATATATTTTGCTACAGCTCTTTCATTTGCAGACAATACTCTACCGTCATTTGCTACTACTGCTCTTTTTGGATTTCCTTTGTCATCTAGTCGTTCTATATATTCAAGTCCGTTTTCTCTTAATAATCTTTGGAATGGTTCACTATATAGGAATTGTCTTGATCTTATATTCTTTTGTGTAGATAGTGCATCATATAGCTTTCATATAGCTTTCTTCATTTGTTGGATTCTATCCACGTATTTTTGCATTCTTGTGAGTCCGTCTGATAGAACTTCTCTTTGGATTTCATCATTGGACAATTTATCTTCTAGCCTTGTGTCTTTTACGTTTCATTTCTTATCTGTGATTTCAGATACAAGTCTGTCTACTATTCTAATAACAGAATCAGTGAATGGATTATTCTCCACTACTTCTATTTGCTTCTCTGTAAGTCACTCTCTTCTGAATAGCTCATCCCTTGCCTCTCTCTCTTCAATTTCTTTTCTTGTTTGTTTTTCTAGGTCTGGTTTGAATATATTATCTACTGCTTCTTTTGCGTTATCTTCTATGTCTTTCATTAAGTCCAGTATCTTTGCAATAGTCGTCTTTACTTCTTTTGCTCATTCTGTTTCTTTTACTTCGGCTGTTCATTCTACTGTTTCTGGTGCTTCCGTTACGGCTTCTTTTACTCTGACTTCAGGATCTGGCATTGCCTCAGATTCTATAGTAGTTTCTCTCTGTGGTTCAGCAGTAGTTTTAGTTGGTTCTTGTACACTAATCTCTGTAACATCTCTTACTGTTTCTGGGATATTTTCCACTACTTCTCACTCTGCTACTCTTAATTTTTGAGAATCTTTGAATAGCTTTGATGCAGTTTCGAATAGAGTATCTAGTATTGTTTCTCATCCTGTTTCTTCTTTGATCTTTGCGGCTTCTTCCTGGAATGTTTTATGAAAATTATTTAAGGCATCTTGGAATACTGCCTTTGTTATTTGCATCTTATATTTAGCTCATTGTAGATCTACATCTACCTTAGATTTTACATCCTTTGCTTTTGATTCTATCTTTCATGTAGTATCTCAGGCCTCTTCTGGAAGCTTTGGAGTAGTAGTTCTTCTTATTTTTTCTTTTTCTTTAAGAACATCTACCAACTTTGCACCTGCTTTGATTCTATCTGTATAGACTTTTACAGCTCTACCTATTGCTGTCTTATATTTGAGATAGTCTACTCATTTTCTACCTAGGATCTTGAGTCATTGTGCTATTTTTATTGCTGATACTGCGGATACAGCTTCTCCATATTTTTCTATTGTTTTTTCATTCCATCAGTCAGAAAATCAGATGAGATTTCATAGTCATATTGCTATATCTGCTATTCCACCCATTACGTAGTTGAATACGTTATCTATTTTAGCTCATATATATGGGAGTCCTGTCGCTGTTGTGAAAGCAACTCCTCCTGGAGTTAGAGACATTATTCCAGCGAATACTGTTGATGGGATATCGAATCAGATTCTTCATAGTTTTTCATAGTCTACGTTAATTTGGTCGAAGAAATTTCTATCACTATCTCGATCGTTTACTGTTCTATCAATGTCATAGTCTAGGTCTGATAGTTGATTTCAAAGATTTATCCATGAATCAACCAAAGCTCTAGATATTCATTTTGAAACTTCATCTTGTTTGATTTCATTTCAATTTGTGTCATAGTATTTACCGTCTTCTTCATATGCGTTTCAGAACATTAGGGAATATAGTTTGTCTTTTATCCAAGAACTATCTCCTGTGTATGTTTCTTTTAGCATAGCATTTATTTTGCTATTGAAAGACTCACTAATGTATTTGTTTGCATAGTCTGATAGTAGTCTGTTATATTCTATTGTGTCTCATGATTCTATTGTTTTCCTCAATTCTCTTAAGCTATTCATTTGAGTATCGTATGTTTCCTGGATCTTATTCAGTTCATTTGCAGTAAGATTGAAATTAGTGTAGGTATTGAATGCGTCTTGTAGTTCTTTTATATCTGCCTCTCATTTGTTTGCAGCAAGTACGGATCTTACTAGGTTGTAGTCTGATGCTCATGATATGTTATATCCAAGCTCGTTAAACTGGTTTGCTGCGTCTTTTATTATCATTGCAGATTGGATGTATTTTGTTATTTCTTCTGGAGTTCTTCATTCAAGCTTCTCTGCTCATCAAGCGAATGCAGATATTCAATATGCGATAATATCTTCATCCGTTAATGCTTCTAGTAGGGAATCTTGTTTGTTGGCATAGTTATCATTAACTGACAGAGCACCATAAAAGTCTGCATATTGGTTTATATCTCTTCTGTTATCTGTCTCTACGTCATATAGACAGTCTTGAATAAATGCATTTATTGTATCATCTGACACGTCTTGCCATTCTGGATATGTTTCTTTGATTTGTTCCGCAGTCAGAACTCCTCAGTTTTGAGCGTATTCATATGTTATTGAGTTATATGCGTCTCACAATGTTGATGTAGAGTCGAGTGATCTTACTATTGGCTTTGATACAATAGTATTCCCGTTTGTTAGATATACAGTATCTCATTCGTTATTTGTCCATCATTCGTTCAGTCATTTATCTATTCCAAGACTCTTTGCCAATACATCTATTGGAGATGTTCATGTTCTAACTCATTCGAATAGTAGGTCTCCTTTGTTTCCCTTTTCTTCTACTTGTTTTGATATTTCATAATCTTCGGCTATCATCTTTGACCCTTGCTCGTATGCTGTTCCTATATCTTTTCATGCTATTTTTGATGTCACTCTTTGTACTCATTGCTTTGCTACGTCCACTATATTTCTTGGACTTTCCACGTATTCTATTTCTTTAAGCTGAGACTTTTGTTCTGGAGTCGTTTCGGATATTGTCGTAGATGGGTATTTGGGAGCTTGAGATTCTATTATATTAGAAACTCATTTAGGTATTTCTATGTCTGGTGTAGGCGTACCTGTTCATGTTGATAGCTTTTGAACTGAATTACTTCTTGCTTGCTGCTCTGCTAAGAATTTTTTTCAAGATGTTGCCATGTTTTATGTTGAATTTTGGTTAAAAGTTCATCACAGGTTTGATTACAGTTCCTGTATTATTATTGGCTTGGTATGCTCATTGGCTACTGAAGTTTGATTTACTCATCTCTGGGATAGCTGGTCAGTTGGTTATGGTCCTTACTTGCTCTGCCAAGATATCTATTGCAGATCTTGATTTTTCATCTAATCCCTCTTTTTTTAAGTATCTCATGAGCTCTTGTTTATTTGCTCGGAAGTCATATGGATTACCCTTTACGCTTTCGTATGCCTTGAGTAGTTCTGTGTATGTTGTTGGTCAGATTACGTCTGCGTATTTTGTATTTATCGTTGTTAACATTCCATCTAATGCTCAGTTTATGATTGCAGTGTTAAGTTCTTTACTATTCTTTGTGCTAGGGAAGATTGATTGATATTCTTTGGTTTCTTTTTCAGAGAATCATGCACCTGTAATAGCTTTCCTATAATTAATGATAGCTGTATTTATTTGAGTTGCAAGAGCTCTAAGTTTTGGATCTTTTACTTCTCCTATCTTTTCTGCCACATCTTCTTCTAGTCCTGCAAATAGTGATGTTTCTCATCCCATTTTTTCATATTGGTCTAATGCTATTTGAATAGATGCAAGTTGTCCTAGTGCGTTTTGTGCTGCATTAAGTTGGTTCTTTTCGTCTTGTCCAAGTCATGATACTGATTTTGAAAGGATATACTCCAATGCACCATCATAGTTTCAGGAATCCACAAATTTCTTCACATTATCTGTGAATTGTCATTGGAATGCTACGGATCGGTTTGGATTTACTGCTAAATCTGCTGCAGTCGTAAATGCAGTATTTGCTTCTTGATTAGATGTTCCAGGAGTAGTTTGCTCTGCTGTTCAAGGAGTATAATATCATGTCACATCTGATAGCTTATATGTAGTGTATCCTAATCCCATTTTGTTTGAACCGTTACTATCGAGCAATGTTACAGTTCATTTTTTTGGATCTATGCTTACTACTATTCCTGTATGTCAGTATTTTTTTGTATTTCATGTTGCTCGGCTTTGTGTTCAGTCGAAGTATGCTATAGCTCATTCTGTAGGATATTTAGCTGTAGCGTAAGGTGCAAGGTCTTTTGCTTGGCTTATCTTTAAATTAGAACCTAAGAATCATAGATATTCATTTACTGGTTCTCCGCACCATCATTGTCTGATTGCTCATCCACTTGCTATTAGGTCTTTATATGTTGTTACAAAGTTGTTGTATGCGGTTTGAACATTGGCTGTTCCTCATCATGTGAGTTCTGATACATCATATCCATAGTTCGCTGCGATGAAGTTTTGCATAGCTTTTTGTCTTTCATTTGCATCTTCTATTCCTTGTATATATTTTAATACAGCGTCAGACATTGCTGTTGATGTACTTCCTTGGAGTTTTGATAGAGCTTTCAAGTTATCCTCTGCTGTTAATATCTTGTTATCTATCTCTTGGAATTGTTGCAATACTGAAAGTTGTATAGATTTCACAGCATCGTCAAAATCTTCTCATAGTCTTTGTATGTTTGTATTGTAATCTTGTATTGCTCTTATGTATGAAGCTCTTTGTTTTAGAGATGAGTATATGTAGTTATTTTCTAAGTCGTCCATGTTTTGTTGGTATCCTTTTTCTACTCTCTGAATCATATATTCTGATCCGCTTCTGTCTGCTATTGCACTCCCTACGCTTGCTGCTCGTTTTTCGTCGAACATACTTCTTTTTAGTGTTTGCATTGCAGAATTAAATTGAGCGTCTAGGTTTGTTTTGGCTAGGTTATAATCTTCCATAGTTCTTTGGAGGTTTATATCGTAGTCTTCTTCTGCTCTGAAGAAGTCTTTTAGTTGTTCTTGTGCGAATTCTTCTCCTATGGATACAAGCTCGCTTGCTTTACCTTGTTGTATTTTTCTTACAACTTCCTGGTCTACTCAAAGCTGGTTTGCTATTGTTGCAGTATCATATATTCATGCTGTGTATGCTTTTTGTATCTCTTTGATTAGGTTGTTTATATCTGCTACGTTTGTGCTTCCTGTAGTGTATTGATAGTTTTCACTTGCGAGTTTTAATGATCCCAGACCTTTTATGCTATCATTGAGTTGAGATACTGCTTTTTGGAATGTTGCGTCTGCGTTTGTATCGTCTATCTTTGGTTCGTACATATCAAAATTACCTTTTGCTTTAAGGTCCAAAGTAGAGTTTGGAGTAGTGGTTGTTGCCTTTGTTGGTTCTACTATTCAATTTTTATTGTTCTCGGAAGTGTTAGAAAGGATTTCTAGCATATTATTATAATCTACACTTCATTGTCATTGATTTTGACCTAGAGCGTATTCTTCTCTCCTTGTTGCGTTGTTTGTACTAGGAGAAGATGGATTCGCTCCATCTATTTTTGCACTACCACCATTCATTGTTTTGCTTGGCTGTGCATTTGCTGTGGCTTCACTAGTATTTGGTGCTATAGTACCTCATTTATTTCCTCAATATACGATGTCTTCGTGTCAGAGGTATTTTCAGTTTTTATCATAGACTATACCATCTTTTACTGTGTGTCAATATTGGTTTGCCATTTGTTTAGAATTTATCGGATAAATCGAAGTTTCCTACAGGTGTTGCACGTATTGCCAATCCTGAAAGGTAAAGGTCTGCACCTGGTGTCTCAGACTTTATTTGTACTCTTATTCTCTTTCCCTTTCTCCTTACCATTGCTTGGTCTAGGACTAAGTCTATTGGGAATAGTAAATTGTTATATTCGTTTACTACGTCTCTGTCAGTTGGATCGTATTCTGGTATTTCTGGTCCTCATACTTCTATTTGTAGTCTCTGGTATGTATCGTATATTTGCTGTCGGTTTACTTTCTTATTGCAGATTTGTTTTCCGTCCACATAAACATTTACTTCGAATAGAGCTGTATTTCATTCGTATATTTGCTCTGTGTTTCCTGTGTGGATGTTTATTGCTCATGTGAGTCTTACTCCGTTGAACAGTTTCCGCTCTGCGACTTCTCATAGTGCCATGTTAACGGTATTGTATTCGAATGCAATTGGATTTACTGTTATCTCGTCATCGTCTTCGTCATATTGTGAGTCATATTTTGCGTCACTCTGATAGAAGAATGTTTTTGGTCAGTTCCATCATCCTCCTCCTGCTACTACGTGAGCTGTCCCGCTTCTTTCTTCTCCTACTCATCCGTCTGCTGTCCAGTCCCAGTCGTAGTTTTCCATAGAGGCGAAACTTTTCCCATCATCTATTAGCCATTGTTGGTGTTGGAGGTCTCGGATTAGCACTATATCGTTTTTCTGTACCGCTTTCTTTGACATAAGGTGGAATTCTACTGTATCGTCTTGTTTGTTGAAGAAAGCGAATCCGTATGGTTGTTTATCTGCTATGTTATTATCTATCCATTTTTGGATTCCGAAGTGTGTATCTGAAATGTCTGCGATTTGTGGATCGTAGATTCATGATGTATATCATAATGTTCTTATGTGTTTATCTGCACAGAAGAAGAACACGAAGTTACCTGCTGCTACGCATAGGTTTTTACCTATTAGTCTATTTCCTGCTGCAAGAGGTAGTGTTCTTAGTGTTTTATTTGTTGCGTATTCTGATAGTAGGTTTCTATCTAGGTATTGCACGCTGTCCTGACAGAATATGTATAGGTTTTGTTGTGTTGATACCATTGCCTGTACAGCTGATGGACATATTATCTTGTATGGGATGAGGAGATTATCCGCATCTCTTCTGGCTGAAAAATCTCTAGCGTTCTTTCGCCAGTCTTTAGTGTCCCTATTTATCTCATGTGATAATATAACTCTGTTTGTTGCTTTTAGGTCAGTATTTATTTCGTTTAAGAATACAAACCCCGAATAGTATACTCCATGTGTTGACATGAAGTTTGTATTTGGAGTTTGTCATCCATCTCTTGATGGCATACATTCGTTTGGTAGAGGAATTAGTCAATCTCATTCTCTATACCAATATGGTCTTCTTCCTTTTGTTAGGATTAGGAGACATTCCCCTATTGCCACGAGGTCGTAGTCTGAATAGTTGTCTGATATGAATGTGGATACAAGTCATAGGTCTACAGCACCAGATGGGAGAAGTTTGAATAGGTGGAGATTCCATCATCCGTCGTTTCATATAACTAGTGCATATAGGTTATTTTCTGTTGCTTTGAGTTTTATTATCTCTCCTATTTCTCATATTGAAGTGTAGACTCTGAATCAGTCTCTCATTATGATTGCCTGATTCTCTAGTCTACAGTTTCTGAGGTAATTGGAATAAGATGTGGGTGTGAATACTTGGTTGTATCCTGCCACAAATCCTTTAGTGAAAGCTTCACTTATTGTTACGTATCAGCTGTTATTGAATCAGTTTGCCATTAGATTATTGGTGCTTTACGTTGTAAATTTCTATTCCATCCCATTTCTTGTCTGAATCCTTTATTTGTATTTGCATATTTATCGTAGAATAGGATCAGATTTCCGTATCATTCGTTTAGTTTCATTGCTGCGTCATCTGTTCTCTCTGTTTCGTATAGGAGTTCTCCTGCTACTAATACTGCCAACATATCCAAGTCCCATCTCTCGTCAGGGATTACTGTCTTATCTGTTAGGTTCTTCAATGTTTCTATTTTCTTGAAGTAATTGAGTTTGAAAGTCTTTAGGTATCGTGCGTCGTATGATACGATCCTTATTAGACTTATTCCGTTCTTGTACAGTATTGTCCAGTATTGTTGGAAATCTGTTGGATATCTATAGTCTGCGTATATCATCTCCATTTCGTTGTTATCTGTGACAGCGAATAGTTGATATGTTGCTTCAGCTTCGTCAGGGATTTTGTATAGGAATTCTATTACTGTTCCCTGCTCTACTGGGATTGTTAAGTCTTCGTCTATTGTTAGCCATTGCTCTGTATCTGTTCCGTTGAGTGTGAATTTGTAAACTGTTCCTTTTACAAGACATCGTCCCTTTGTAGGAACGTCTTTTTTGCTTGCTATATACAGTCTCCTGTCTCACTCTTCGGCTGGTTTACAGACTATCTTTTCAGGTCTCCTGTTGAAAGAGTATGTTCCACGTAGGAATTGGAGGTCTCCTCCTTTTATGTTTGGAGCGTATTGGCTTTTTTCCAATACTACGTCGAACTTCCTGTCTGATAGTACCCTGTGCATTACGCTATTTATCTTTGGTACTACTCTTCCCCATGTGGAGTAGGTTGTATTATCTGAATCTACTGACATGAGGTCATAGACTTTATTGATTATTTCATTTAGTTGTAGCATGTTTATATTATTTAAGAGGTAATTCTTCATTTATTTCAGGATATGCTGTCCTGTAAGCTTGGCTTAGTTTTACTATTGCTTCTTTTACTGCAGCTGGTTCTTTATCGTATTGTTTTTTGAGTGCGTTTAGTACAACTACAGCTACGTTTTTTCTTTTTAAGTATTCTGGATCTTTCTTTGCTTGTTCTTTTTTGAATAGTGGTCGGTATCTCCAGTTGAACATTCAAGAGCATAATTTCAAGTCTGAATATGACACGTAGAATCTACTTTTGTATCATTTACCGTCGTTTGTTCTTCGGCTATTTACGAACCGTAAGCCTCATGTGTCCCATCATACTAGACAGATTGCATGTCCTCCTGTTCTTTTGTCTGCTTCTATGTATGTTTTTAGTTGTCCATTTGTTAATTCATTCCATGTAGTTTTATTTCATCTCAAGCACCATGCTATTGGACATCCTGCGTAGAGGTAGCGTTTCATCTTATCTATATCTCTATCCATTCAGCTCCATGAATCATAACTATATCCATCGAACTTTGCATAGTCTCATTCTACTGTTGCTATTCCTAGCTTTAATGCTGTATTGATTGCTTTTTCTACGTAATCTCCACTATCGTTTTTATCGTCTAGGTCATGTCACATTTTTCCCCACAAGTCTTTTCGATCTGGAGTTACGATATTCTCCTTTGTTGGCTCTACTCCTTTATCTTTTACTGCGAGTACCTGTACTCCGTGACTTGTTGCGTTAGCTGTACAGCTTCCCCAACCGTTCTGATAGTTTGTTTTCCATATCCATTTTCACAATGAAAATGATTTAGGAAGTTCTACTGTTAGGTCTAGCTTGATGACTTCTTCTGCTTTGAAGTCTCTTTCGTCCATCATGTCCTCTGATAGAGTTAGGCATCCTGGATCTTCTCTGATTTCTGACATTTTTTTATAAGGTTTAAATCTAAAGTCCCTTAGGGTTGATTTTATTGGCATTTTGTCTTTATATTTTATATAAAGTTGCTCTATGAAGTCTTCTCTGTTTCGTGAGTATCCTTTCATAGTCTTTCTTGGTTTTGCTCAAATAAACAAAGATTCTCAAATAAGCACCTATAACAACTTTCTATTGCTAATCTGTATCTGCATTCAGATTTTTCTTTTCAGTATCTGTAGTTTTTTTCTTTTTCTTTCATTTTAGTAGTTCTGGAATATAGAATAAATCGTCATCTGTTTTGTATAGTACTGTTTCCATTATTTCCCTTACTCCAGGCGTGAGTACTTGTTTGCACATTTCATAGAGCTTTTGCATTGCTTCTCTTGGGTTTTGTTTGTCTTTTACGAAATTGTTATAGTCAATATGGTCTTTTCTTGGTATCCTTATCTTATTCTGGTCTATGTTTACGTTATATTGTGCTTTGTACTTCTGACCTAGTATGTGGTGGATATCAGTTGCTGTCTTGTCTATTATTAAATTCAATTTATATTTCTTACCATCTTTTTCAATGATTTTATCACTCCTTTCCATCTTTGACTTTCATTAAAGTTAAAGCTGATAATGCATCGTCTTTATTATAAAATGTTCTTGCGGTTGATTTATGGACTCCTCGGAGGTCGTTTGCGTGTAGGAATTGGATTAGTAGTATACTTCCTACGTATTTTTTTCTGTAGATTCAGTATCCCAGGTTTGTTTTGTATATTTTGTATTCCCACATTTTTATTATTGGTTATTTGCTAAATTCTTTTAAAGCCATTAAGAATTCTTTTTGTTGCTGGTTGATAGTTTCATTGTATTTGTCTATCAGTCAGTCCATGCTGTTTACATAGAATATTACTATTCATACAATGCTGATTAAAGCACATATCATGATGGCTAGGAATGTCCCTCTCTCGCTTGATGTTAGTTTTTGGAGTACATTTCCTGTTTCTTGTATTGTTCCCTTATCTACCATTTTTTCTTGTATAGAATAAATAAAAAACAAGCGAGCAAAATCACCAATATTCGTATTGTGTTCTCGCTTGTTGCCATGGTTGTATCTTTAAGATCTAAAGAAGTTTTTTCTTGATCCATTCGATATTGTTTTTATAACCAGTTGCTACTGCTTTACCGAATTTCTCAAAGTATTTTTGCCTTAGAGTCTCGATATCATCTTCAGTATTTGAAACTTCATCTTTTTTGTTTTCTTCAGGTTCTGAACTGTCGTTTTCGTCAGAAGATGCATTTTCATTTTGAATAGGATTTTGGATTTCGTCATCGTCTTCCTTTTGGAGTTCATCGTCTATTACGACGTTTTCATCTCCTAGTTCTTTTGTGAATCCTAAGAATTCCTTGATTCTAAGTATTTCCTTTTTTAATTGGAAGTACTTCTTGTATTCTGTAGCGTATACAATTCCTCTATCGTTTAATATCTTATTGTATTTCTCCTTATCGAATACATTGCTCTCAATTCCATACTTTCACGCTAGTATGAGAGCTTCTCTTTTATACCTGAATAGGTTTGTGTACTCTTCGGCTTTTTTGTTGAGTCAGCTTGCTAGATATGTTTCTTTTTGATCTAGGGAGAACTCAAGTTGTACATTTTCGTTATATGCCATTTGTCATATAGGTTGGAAAATAAATCTATGTCCTGGGACATATATTGGAGGCGTGAATCTCTCCACGTCTCCTTATATGCTCTAGGCAATTGTTGTTCCGTCTCACTTTGATCCCCAAAGTCCGAGTGATGCAACTCTTGAGAATTCGAAGGCATAGTCTCCGATAATCTTCATGTTTGCATTGTCAGTGTTGTTGTCGATCCAAGTTTTCAATCCGAATCCAGATCCGTTCAAATTAGCCATTTGAAGAGATTTAGTTTGATTGATGAATCTTGTATTTCTAACGAACCAGTTAGTTGTATTACCAACTGATACACCGTCTTCATTTGTCCATCCGAAGATTGACATAGGGATAACTCTAACTTTATATCCTCTCCATGAGAATACATTTCTTTGAGCAGAGTTTCCGTTAGCGTCTGCACTCTTTCCATTGAATTCGTAAGGAACCCATCTTGAGTCTACGTTAAGGATCTTTCCTGCTTCAGCCTCTAACTCGATAGGTACGATTAAGTCGTATACTCCATCTAAGTTATCAACTTTCATTCAGTTCTGAAGAACTGGTCCTTGTAATCCATCTTGTAATGTTCCTTTCAAAGCCTTAATTGCGTGCAATAATGCTTCTTCAGAGAATACTGGGTGGATTATGTTTCCATTCACTTTCATTCCACAGTTAGCATATTCTGCTGTACCGTCTTTGAATGGGTGGTGAATAGAGAATAATGGTTCTCCATCTTCTCCAGTTCCAGCTGGTCCATTTATTTGAGTAGCTGAGAATCCTCTAGTATATAATGAAGCTCCAAGCTCTAGTAATTTTCTGATTCCAGATCTTACTAATCCAGTAGAACTTTCTTTGATGTGACGTAAGTATTGAATTCCTGTAGTATCGTTAGGGATATTAGATAATTCTCTACTTGTCTGTAACCATTGAGTAAGTAATCTTGTATATACAACTTTACCTCCCCAAGTGTGGAATTGATATCCTTTGTTTGCTCATTTAGCAACGTGGATATCTGGAGCGATTCCTGATTCTGGAATTTCTTTGATGTCTCCGAACTCTCCAGCTGATGAGAATCTCTCTGTTGGTGAGTATACAGTTTTTGGAGACAATGCAAGTTTGCTCAATTCTCCAGCTAGGTCGTATCCGTGAAGTTCTTCTTCCATTACGTGAGTCAATAATGGATTCAATAACTTATGACCTCATCCGAAGAAACTTATCTGTGTATTGAAGTCTACACCTCATGTTAATTGGTAAGCCATGTTTGTTTCCTATAAAAGATATAAAATTATTCTACACCTAAATCAGCATCTGTAATGTATCTCTCGAATTCGAATTCTCCAACTCTTGGTCCGAGTACAGCGATTAATCTCCACTGTTTCTTTTCTCATGTAGCTGATACTTGATATCCACCGTTAGTAGTAGCTTTGATTCCGTAGAATGTTCCTACGTTGTCTTCGTCTAGGTCGAAGTCAGTTTCTACTGAATATGTATCTCCTACTCTTGGTTGACGTACGATTACGTTGAAAGCGTATTCGCTCGATCCACGAGTTTCCTCACAGATTCCGAATACAGGTTCATCTACGTCTTCAACTGGTGATACAACTCCCTCTACTATCTTTAGAGCCTGTCCTTGGTAGTAGTCTTTAGTTTCATCTGCTTTGAAAAGCTGATTTACCTGATTGTCATCCACCTGTCTGCATTGTTTAATTTTTGATACGTGAGCCATGATTATGGATTGTTTTGATATAAAATTATAAGGCATCAAATGCTTTTATGGTTTCTTCTGATATTCCTTGCTGTGTAGCAGGAGCTCATTGTCCACCAGGATGTCACATTTGATTGTTTACAACAGAGTCTACAAGATGATCCTTTTTTCGTTCTGAGCATGCATATCAGAACAAGGCATCGATTTGCTCGTCTTTAGCACCTACGAGTAGGTCGTTGGCTTTCTTTTCGAATGCTGCCTTTTCGTCTTCGTTGTCCCATTCTACTTCACTATTGAACTTTTCGAATAGTCCAGCGATGTGCTGCTGTCTTGCTTCTTGAGCCTGTTTTGCTTGATATTCTCTAATGATCTGTTCTCTGTCTAGGTTTAAAGGTGGGAATTCAAGTTGAACCTCTTTCTTACTAGACTCGAAGAAATCCTTTCCGAGAGTATCGTACACGTCTCTAGCCATTTCCATGTCTTCATCTTTCAGCTGAGTGATGAATTCTGGGTTTCTGACGACTTTTGCTAGGTTAGCTTTGAACGAAGATGCTCTTTGTTCTTTTGCTTCTGCTTCAGTCTTGAGCTGTGTAATCTTTTTTTGAAATCCCCTTTCCTGATTTGCTCTTAGATTTCTGTCGTAAGTTTTGAATTCTTCCGTCTCCATCCAAGCAGGAGTTTGGGCTTTTTCGGTTGTTTTCTCTTTCATTGGTATAATGAGGTTAGATAAAACGTAGTTAATTGTAATGTATATCTTATTTTTTGGATTTCAATACATTTTTTATAGTGTAAATTAGCACTTGTATTTTATTTTGTTTTATATACCGTTTTGAGTGACAGGATTTATTATCCCAATACCAAGTTTGGAGGTCTTCGGTATTCATGGACTCAACTCAGCGGGAACTTCATTTGACGCATGTTGTAATATGCAGTACTAGTTAGCATGTTAGTGGTCTGGTCAATATCCCCCTTTATAGCAGATTGCGACTAGTGCAATTTACACATTTTTTGTTTGGAGGTTTTATTATGTGTAAATTCACAATCTGCTATGAAGGAGGTTTTGACTCCAGACTAACTAACGTGTTCTTATTTTCAGCATATTCCTTTCCTACCACCAAACATACAGTGTGTAAGTCTATGGGAGAGTACGCACTTCTGGTTCATCTCATCGTTCAACGGACTCGTCAATTTGTGGAGTCCGTTTTTTTGGTGGTCTTTTTTTCCTTGTTAGCTTTCTTCTATGCGTCATTTTCTTGTATTCTTCGTGTCTTGATTTCCATGTACTTCAGAGCTCTCAACTATTGAACTCTATTTTTCGTTCTATGTATTCTCTTACGGCATATGGGTTTCTTAGGGATAGTTTCATTTTTACGAACTGTCTTGCGACCGTTGTTTCTTCTATATCGAATAGGATTGCAAGCAGTCTTTTATGGATTGTGGCGACCTTTGTGGGTGATATCTTATTCTTCACTCCCTTTGGTCTACTCAGGAGTTTCCCGTTTGGTAGTGTATATGCCATTTTTATTATATTATGCTGCTAAAAGCTTGTTGTTTGTTTCTTCTAGTCCAGATTTTATTTGTCCTTTGTCTCTGTATATTGGATCTGGTCTTTCTACTGCGTATGATTCTATTGTCTTTATGAGTTTGCTTACTTCGATTACTACTCCGTTCCTGTAATTTTGTGCTGCTTCGTCCATAGGGAAGATTTGCATTGTTTGTTCTATGAACCAGTTCTTGTATAGTGTGAGAATCCTTGCGAATTCTTTTACTGTGTTCTTATTCAGGTCTTTTAGTCCTTTGTCGAATGCCTGAATTGATGGAGTTTCTCCGAATTCTACATTGAAGTCTTCTCTGTAGAGTTTCTTTAGAGCTTCAAGCTCGTTTGTTTTTTCTGCCATTGTTATTATATTATATTGTAAAAGGTGCTTTATACCGTGTTAGATAATTATACCGTGTATTGTTTGTTGGAGTTCCTGGTATTTATTCGTTACAGGTTCTCCTGGCTCTGTTTTTTGCACATACTCAGTGGTCTGACCTGGATAACTCTTCGGAATATTCCTCCATATCTCCACTACTTGAGCTAGTGCGTCCACTACGTCGACTTTCTCTGAGTTAGGGAACTCTAGTATTTGTGTCAGTAGCTTTGTTTTGTAATCAGCTCTTATGTTCTCGTTCAGGTATGTCTGTCTTCAGCTGATTGCAGGTTCTAGGTTGTATGTAATTCTATCTAGTTTGTTTCATTTTCCTCTTGGCTTGTAGTGATACAGCCAATCTCTACGTCCTGTTGCTACCTGTGACTCATTCAGTAGGTTTCGGAACTCGACCATTCATGCGTTGAATTGTCCTACGTCCTCACATCCTATGAATCTCAGGTGGAATCCCATCGCCTCTCGCCTGTTTATCATCAGGTAGAGATAGTTGATTGCTATTGTCGGTGCGAACGTATCCGCACAGATGTCCAGGATGTATATGTGTCCCGTGCTGATTCTTCTTCCTGTTAGTATTATTGCTGTGTCACAGCTCTTGGAGTTGGAACTGAGTGCAGGATCTATTCCTATTCCTAGTTCCAGGTCTCTCTTACTCTCTTCATTGTCTATGTCGGAGAGTCTTACAGGGATTAGGTCGTCTGGGTTTAGCAGTCCTCCCATTGCTCCTATCGGATCTTGCATGTACAATGCTTCAAATCCTCTTGGATCTTGCATTTGTATTCTCCTAAGTGAGTTCACGCTGAATCTCTCTGGTCGGAATGATTGCCGTTTGTCCTCATAGTTTCCTGTTCCTGTATAGTTTGGGTTTTCTATCAGTCATTTAATGTTGAGTAGCTTGAAAGGTTCGTATTCTATTCCCTCAAGCTTCATCTGTTCCTCTAGCTTTTGTATTCTTCCTACAAGGTCGTCCACATGCCAACGTGTCATGCAGATTATTGTTGCGGATTTATCGTTTTGCTTACGGGTTGATAATACCTGTGTGTACCATTCCCGTACTTTGTTTCTATATGTTGGAGAGCTTGCCTCCTCTGCGTTCTTTACTACGTCGTCGACTATTAGAACGTTCGCTCATTTTCAGGTTGCGACTCATCCTACTGAAGTAGCGACGAATTTTCACCCCATTGTGTTTTCCCATTCCTGTGCCTGTGCCTGCGATAGTTTCATTTCTCCGAATATTGCTGCGTGTCTCTCTGACGTTACGTATCTTTTTGCCTTATTTGAGAACTCTTTGGCTAGGTCTGGAGAATATGACGCAAGCATGAACTGCATTCTTGGGTTTATTCCCATTGCTCGTGCGGGGAATATCTGTGATACTAGTGCTGACTTTCCTGTTCTTGGTGGCATGGTTATGATCAGGTTCTTTGTTTTTCCGATCATTACCTCTTCTAGTGCGTTACAGATATCTTCGTGGAATGGTTTCACTGCGAAGCTTCCGAACGGTTCGAATATCCACTGTGCATAACTAAGCAGGTTCGTTTTGCATTGTATCCTCAACTGGTCAAGTTCCTCCTGTGTCAGTCTGTCCTGTGGTTTCGCCATTTACGAATTGGGTAATATTTAAAGCCTTTGTATTGTGTTTGTTTCCTATCATTTCTAGTACTTTGTCCGTATTCTCTGAAGCAAGGATTGCTATATTTGCTACATTTGGTAGGTCATCTTTTGGATAGAGGTTTGTTGCCTTTCCGATTGACTCTGCCGTGTTCCTTATCTCCTTTGCTATGTTGATTTTGTCCTGTTTTGTGTTATCGTTTTTCTGGAATTCGTCCATTAGGATTCCTAGTGCATAGGTCATTGCTGCCTGTGCGGTCTCCTTTGTGAAGTCTATTCCGTCCATCAGTTCCTGTCTCCTTTGGATCTTTATTACTTTCAGGTATTCTTTGACCTGTGGATTCATTCTGTAGTGATACTGTCTAAGTTCCTTACTTCGTCAGACGTTTTCACTAGCTTTTGCTTCTGACATTCCGTTTAGGACATTCAGACATCGATAGTATTCTTGTTTGGATAGTCCCATGTCCTGTGCTATTTGTCTGTATTCTTCCCTATCGTTGAAGTATTGTTGTACTTCTTCCTGCTGTCTATTCAGGAATTCGAGAGCTACTTTTGCATTCCCTTTTTTCATAGATTGCATGAGTGCCAGTCTAGCTATTTTTTCCTGTTCAGCTTCAGCTTTTAGGATTTCATTTTTCACGAACGTTGGTTTTTCTATTATCATTCCAGCGTCTGTTGTTTTGTCTGTGTATTTTAATCCCCTTTCAATGAAGTATTCAGCTCTAGTCTCTCATAGTCAGAGAGCTTTTACTGCTACCTTTCGGTTTACTCACTCTCTGATTTGTTGGACTAGCATCCTAACTTCGTTTTCTGGGATTGGATCGAATGGAGAGTTTACTCATTTGGTTGTTAGTTTATCCGTGGAATCCCGACTTTGTTTTCTTACGGACTCTTTGGCTCAGTTTTTTACATGATTCATTAGTGTAGATTTTGCTCTGGGATGTTTTCTATTTTCGTACAGCTTTCCATTCTTATCTCTTGGATAGTCTGTCATTAGTCTGTTTCGTTAATAAATGTGAAATCTATGTCTCTGTTCAGACATCTTATTCCATCCACCTTTCCCTCCGTTGCTGTTCTTCCTGTGTACTCTGCTCGTCTCTGTAGTACTGCTTGTACGTATCCAGGCGACATCTCGATTCCGTAGAAGTTTCTGTCCCATTTCTGACATGCTATCAGAGTTGAACCACTTCCTGTGAATGGATCTAGTACTGTGTCTCATATCAGACTTGAATTTAGCACCATTTTCTCGAGTAGCCATACAGGTTTCTGAGTTGGGTGGATATATAGTGCAGAGTTCTCTTTTTTCTCTGTCCATACTGTTGTTTTTCCGTGTTTCTCTGCCTCTCTGTTTGCGTCTATTATTCTTTTTAGCTTCTCTGGCGTGATTTTTTCCCGATCTATCTCTTCCACGTCCGCCTGGAAGATTGTATCTCCGTAGAATTTCTCTTCTCCTTTGATGGAATAGAAGCAAAGCTCATGTTTTCTCTTGTAACTTCCTCCTACGTGGTTGTAATGTGTCTTATTCCAGACTATTTGTGCCTTTATATCTGTGAATTTACTTACTGTTGCCTTGAAACATTCTTCCCATTCCCGTCCGTGGAACGTGTACCAGCTGGCTGGTTTTGTTGTATGTTTGTCGATTAGCTCGTATGCGTCGTCCAAGAAGAACTGGAAGTTGTCATTTTTGAGGTTATCGTTTGCGATTCCATTGCTTGTTTTCTTTCCTCTTCCTTTATAGTTTACATTATATGGGGGATCTGTTAGGAGTAGCTGTGCTTGTACGTCTCCGTAGTATTTATCTATTGTTGAATCTCCGCAGACTAGGATGTGCGTCATGTTTTTGTCCTTTAATTCGAAGATATCTCCGAATTGTACTGCGAGTTTCTCTCCGTCTACTGGAAGTATTGCGACATCTTCCTCTACAAGGTCTCTGTCTTCTTCCTCTAATTTGAGTTTGAAATCTTCATACAGTTTCTCCAGCGTGTATCTCTCCTCTCCTGTTGACTCCATAATCTCTTTACGGATAGCTTCTTTGTCATACTCTGCGAAGTCAGCCGTCTTATTTGCGAGATGTCTATACAGTTTTTTCTGACTTTCGTCCATGTCATCATATACGATTACGGGGATTTTGTCGAGTCACAGCATTTTGGCTGCCTCTACTCTTCCGTGACCTGATAGGATGACCATATTTTCGTCGACTTCCACAGGATTTCTCATTCCCACCTTTTTGATGGAGTCTGCGATTTTCCCCACGTCCTCTTCGTCGTGGATTTTGTTGTTGAGCTCGTATCCGATAAGCTCGTGTGGATCTAGGTATTGGATCTTATGTTCCATTAGTTGGCGTTACAATATCTAAAATTGCTTTTATCTTCGTCTGTTTTATACAATAATGTTGTTGGTGCAGGATTATAATCTCCTCTTGGATATCAGTTTGATATTCCTCCGAGTGTGAACGTTGATGTTTCTGGTTCGTCTTTTTTCTCGTGTTCCAAAAATCAGTAGAGTTCCCATAGCTTTTCTACTGCGTTTTCGTATGCGATAGCTGCTCCTGTTCTCTGGTCGTAGTCTTTAGGATCTATACAGCTTGAAGTTCCGACTACTTCGAATCCGTTATCTAAAGTTAGTAGACATACTGTTGTCTTTTTTCCCATGTCGTGATATTCGTGTTTCACGATATGTCTTATAAGGTCTTTTTTAGTTAGCATGACAATAAATTTAGAAAATAAAATATTCACTATGCATATTGCGAACGGTATCCCGTCTTTCCCGCTAACAATATGCGATAGTGAGATAGCGTCGACGTAATTTCCCTTGCGGTACTTTCATGTCCCACTATCGGGTGTATTATTTCTTAGATTCAGAATGTTTATACATTCAAGAGAATATTTTCTGACCGTCGGGTGTTACGCACCCTCTTACGAATAGTTGACGGAGACTATTAATTACTTTGTATAGAGTTGTATCTAAATTTCAAGAGATTTTTATCTGCTCATTACTTCAAGTAGCTTATTAAATCCTCAATAGGTGTATCTGATATTGATAGTAGCATTAGCAACCTATCCTCTCATCACAATTCTCAATAGTATCAGTCATCTAACTCTATTTGTAATCTGAATTCTTTAGTTTTTTGCACTCGGTCTATCT